TTCAGTTTTGACTCGGTAGGGTGGATGAAGACAGCAGGTTTTGGCAAAGTCTTTTTACCGTTTGTGCGTGCTTACAACATTACTTACTATGACTCATCCGCGACAACCTTAACTAAAAACCAATTTATTGAGATGAAAAAAGAAACACACCATGAATGCTACTTTTGCCACTCTTTCGAGGACTTGCAAAAGTATCGTTATTTTCGCATACTTCATAATCTTGCAGTGATTTTAGATATGTTAGAAATGAGTGTTCATGATCTTGATGTTTTCCATATTATTCGACAATATTCTCCTAGTTATACACGTTTTTTAGAAGATAGATAACGGGAGTATCTCTGTTATTCTTTTAAACGTTGAGCCGGAAGACAACACATGATGTTGAATGTACGTTTCGCTACCTGTGACGATTTAGACGAAATTAAAACTTTGTATGACTCTCAGCGACAAGCTTTGGGTTTCGTGTTGCGTCCTTCGTTGGTTGAATCCGTTCATAAGAATGAACTACTGGTCGCTTGGGATGAAAAGTTAGTGGGGGCTGTGCATTACCACCATCGACGAGACCATCAGACGACTCTGTACCACATTGCGGTGCAAGAAAACCAGAGACGGCGCGGCATCGGTGCTGCTTTGGTGTCGGCTCTTATTCGGGAATGCCAAGCTCGGCAAGCCCGCTGCATCCTGCTCAAATGTCCTCAAGAGTTGCTCTCCAATCAGTTTTATAAAGCTATGGGTTTTCAACTTCGAGGTCAAGACATAGGCAAGCACAGACCATTAAATATGTGGGTGCTGCCTTTGTAAAGTTGATCGGTCATTTGTTTTTGTGTTAAAAGAAGTATAGATAATTTCTTTTAGTTGAAATTAATGTCGCTGTATGGTATAATTATAAGTAAATTTAATACGGGAGGATCTTTTAACTATGTCTTCTAAGCCCCAAGATTCATTAATTGATGTTCTACTTGATGTTCCTGAAGAAGTTAAACCACATATTAAATCTGTCGTCAAGGTAACTGGTGGCGCCGCTGTGACGGAACAGGGCAAGATGCGTGTTGTTTTTAATGCTAGAGTCATTCGTGAGCAACAAGTAAGAGCAAACATGCTCATCGCTTCTCGACAGATTCCTGTCGATATTGACGCTGAAGTTACGATTGCTCATCCCTTGGTTGTTATGCTCATGGCGTCTACGGAAGGGATGGCATCGCAAGATTTGACACGGTTTGCTATTTCTAGTGTTAAGTCTTACTACGAAAATGCTAAAGTTGAAGCTCTTTCTGATGCTTTTACTTTAGCAATGACCGATTTTTGCTCTTTCGAGGGTCTTGATATTGAGACTCCTGAAGAGGAATCTGTTGACTCAGAAGACGCTTACGTGCCTGACTATATGCGTAAAGTTGTTCAGTTGCCCCCCATCACCAAAAACATTTCGAACCCCATTGAAAAACGTCTTATGATTATCAATAAGTTCCTGAATAAAGCTGGGTTTGAATTTGCTGTTCTATTTAGGTCCACTATCGAAGATGCTTGGACTAAAGCCATCCAAGAAGCCGGGGATAGGGGGCGTGCTGTTGAAGTAGCTCCAGATGGTTTTCGTACTCCAAGAGCTCGTAAGTAACTACATGTATTTGATGGCTCCGCTCGTCAAAGTGAAGAGAACCGTCATGATCGACGGTTCTCCAGCAATTGTAGATACATGGGTGAGAGTTACGGAGCGTTATGAAAATGTTTTGAAACTGTGTAATGGTGACTCTAATTTGGCAAAAAAGCACAAAAAAGAGTTGTTTGGATCGGACAAAGAAATGATATTTCCAGATCTTTACAATCTTGCCTCCATTGCCAAAGAATTGGGAATACCTTATCATGAATTTAACAAAATACCTCTCCATGAACGAGCTATTATGATTGTGCAATATTATATCAGTGGAATGTTGGAGACGTTGCGTAGGCACGATGACATCATAGAGAGGAACACAGAAAAACAATCTTCTAAGAAATAGTTGAAAGGACCAACATGTCAAAAACTAAAGTTGATAAGTACTTAGAAAGTATGATAGGACTTGACCCTGTTCGTGTTGGTTCTCTTCTTAATGCTAACGCTGAAGTTACTGCTGAAACAGTAATAAAACAATTAGATAAGTTCATTAAAGCTATAGCTGATACAAGCGGTGGTCGTTCTGCTGGCTCTCTTAAAGGGTATCATGGTGCTTTAGTTAAATCTAAAGCTAAGAGGTTTGTGCCTATAGTTCTTCCGTCGAGTGGTGTAAAAATATACGTTAATCAACCTTCTGTTTACGTAGAAGCCCCCGACCACCACAAGAAGATACGGCACGGTAAAGGGGTTCGTCAACACCTTCATGTTTTTGACTTACTTGATGAAGGCCGTAAAGCTTTGCCACGTAAGCAAGTAGGTGGTTATGCTTTGCACAATTTAACAGACACTGGAATAACCCCCAGAACTTATGCTGCCGGTAAGCAAAGACGTGAAGATGGTGTTATCAAGAAGCCAGTTAGGTACGAGCCTAGAACACAAAAAGTTATGTATGTTAAGGCAAGAGTTGCGTCTATAACTACTGGTGCTGGCACTTACACTATAACACGACCTGAACCTCGTGTAGACCCAAGACGTCAAGTTGCTGTTAGCAGAAAGAGGTTAAAAGAGGATGAAGTCACCAGTAAAGACCTTAAAGCTCAGGTGTCTGCTAAGAGAGAGTTTATACAACAGCGCATTGACGAATTAAGAGATAGAATGAAAACTGAATATGTAAATAGAACAGGCAGAAAGACTATTAGACCTCAAGACGCTGAATTGATGAAAAAAGAAATAGAAGCATTTAAGCTTTCTATGAGAGAAAAACTTATCGGCCCTATTCTACTTGAACAAGCTAGGAGAAATGCTGCTAGACGGGCCGCTAATGCTAACAAGAAAGCCGGCGTTATGTACGTTCGTGGTGGCATAGAGGCTGTTATGCCTAGACGGTTGTATCAAAGAGCTTATAAACAAGCTAAAAAATCTACTGTTGGCAAGGGTGCTTACTTATTCGATGTTGTATTAGTTAAAAATGTTACTCTTAAATAGCTAATGTTGGGTGGGTAACTATGGCTGCTGGTGTAAGTGGTTTTAATCTAGAAGTTCTTTCGGAACTGGTTAGTAAGCTAGACCAAGTTTATGTCAAACTTAGTCAGGTCGAGGAAAGACTTGCTACAATAAGCTCTACTGATCTAACTTTAACCATATCTGGCAGAACAGCAGAGACGCTTAACACTTTAGTTCAAAATTTTGAAAAACTTCAAAACTTAGACTCTGAGTCCGTATCTAATATTGCTAAGAATCTTTCTAATGCTTTAGATCAGCTCAATAAGTCTGATATTAATGACAGGCTTTATAAGTTGCAGTTACCTGAAACTTTCTTACAGTCTGCTAAAGGTCTCAATGCTTTCGCATCTGCTATAGCCAGACTTGGTAGAAGTGATGTTGACGTTGGTTTGTCTATAGCTAAGTTATCATTCTCACTTAAATCATTAGTCGATATAGACGTATCTTCTATAAAATCAGACAATTTTAATGTGTTTTTTGAAGTCGGTAAGAGTTTAGCATCTTTTGCGCTTTCTTTTAACCGTCTTTCTAGGCTATCAGAGAGTGATTTTAGCAACATAACCACTAACGTTATGAATTTTATTAAAAACTTTTCTTCTTTTAAAATACCACAAACTTTTGATAGACAAATATTAGACATATCTAAGTCTGTTTCTAATATAGCGTCTGTCTTTAAAATCACTAGTAGTTTACCACTTGATTATGATATTACACCATTTTTTGTTATTCTCGATGATTTTATAGACTATTTAGCTCTTGCATCAGATGAAATATCAAAAATAGAAAAAGTTGATTTACTTTTTGTTATCTCTAGATTGTCCCGTAATATGATTGATTTTATAAAGTTAGCTGGTTCAAAGTCGGATAATCTAAACGTAAAAAATATGTTTTCTGTTTTTGATGATCTTATACATTATTTCAGCACTATATCTGATAAAATAAAATCCGTGCAAGATCTTAATGATTTGTCCGTTTTATTCAAGTCTTTTTCACAGTTAGCAAATTTTTTTAGAGTTGCTAAATCAATAGCGGTAGACTTTGATATAAAGGGTGTAATTGCAATTTTTGAGTATTTTATTGGTTACATTATTAGGGTGTCTAATCGTGTATCAAAATTAGAAGGCATAGATAGTTTATCTTCTATATTCAAATATTTTTCTCAACTAGGTGAATTCTCAAAGTCAACAAGAACAATTACTGGATCTTTTGATTTCACCCCCATATTTACTGTTCTTGATCAATTTATACAGTTTTTAATTAAAACATCTGACAACGTTCCAAAATTAGATAGTATAAAAGATATTATATCATCTTTAAGATTGTTTATTAAAGTTTCAGAATTAACAATTGCTTTAGAAAATAATTCTTCTATCACTAAAAATAATCTAACTCACATGTTTGATTCACTAAAAATTTTTATAGATATTATATCTGAAGAATTAAAAGTTAATACTAGAGTAGTAGATAATCTTACAACTTTACGCATTATCTTAGAATCTATACGTGATTTGTTCAGATTATCTAAAATAGTCAGCAACGATCCAGATTATTATAAAAAGTTAGCAGATTTGGTAAGTATAATACCTATATTAAATAATTTTACAAACCAACTTAAGCAAATTCAAACTGTACCAAATGAATCTGTTGTTTTCTTTAAAAAGTTGTCTGAAGTTATTAGAAATATAAGCTATATTACTACAATAAAAGAAAATTTTAATGTTTCAATTATAGACAAAATTATTAATCAACTTATTACGACAATAGCTAATGTCTATACTAAGTTAAACAATGGACAACTTATTAAATTCGATCAAATATTCCCTAGTATTCAATCCTTAATACTATCCATAAGAAGATTTATTAATACTATTATTTCTAATAAAGGACTATTAGAAGATTCAAGTAAAGTTGAAACCATATTTAAGAATATGAAAAAACTATTAGATGGGATACCCGATTTAATAGGATCAGTGGTCGGACCTATTAAATTTACTACAGATATAGGTGCTAGATCTGTAGCCAGGATATTAAAAGACGTAGGTCCTCTTTTAACTTTTATATTTAAGGACCTAGTAAATATAATAGACGAACAAACTATAAGTACTAACCTAAAAAACTTGCTTAAAAGAGGACTATTGTTACGATTGACAGCAGCGGCTTTTGGTATTTTTATGGACGCCATAATGATGCCTTTCAAAGCCATAGAAAATGCAAAATTAGGGGGTATTGGCGACTTTACTAGCGGATTTGGTAGATTACTTGAAGGGGTATCTTCATTTTCTAGATTCATAAAAAGTTTGCTTGAAATAAACCTAAAGTTCGATAAAACCACTTTTATAGAGATAACGAAAATCGTTGGATTTATAGGTCTACAAGTCGGTCTTTTAATTTTAGCATTAGCTCCTGTGGCTTTTTTAAACCCTACAAAGCTATCTGCACTGGGTGATATAAGTAAATCGTTTAGGTACGTACTCGATTTCTTTTCGTTTGTCAACTCTCCCGATTTTGTTTCAAAAGCTGGTATAGCAGTAGCCCTTAGTGTTGGCACACTATTAAATAAATTCTTTAAAACAGTTGTAGCTGGTGGGTTCATAACATATTTGTTACTTATTTTTGCTAGTATGGCCAAGTTAGGTGGTTCTGACTTAAAGTATGTACCTGATGTTATTAAATCTTTGAAATACGTAGGAGAATTTATAAGATCTTTAAACGATAACATATTCAGTAACGCTAATTTAATAACCGATGGTCTTCTTAAATCATTAAACGAATATACCAAGATATTTAGAGCCATAAGTCAAGGTGGGTTTGTAATTTCCATTCTTATAGCGCTTGGGATTTTAACTCGTTTAGCGGGAGAAAACACAAAATTCTTACCCGATGTTATTAAATCGCTAAGCAGCATATCTGATTTTATTACACAGTTACAATCTAATGTGTTTAAAAATGCTAATTTAATAACAGACGGATTATTAGGCAGTTTAAACACTAGCACTAAAACTTTTAGAGCAATATCCCAAAGTGGTTTTATAACTTCTTTGTTCTTGTTCTTAGGGGTGATGAGTAAGTTAGCTGGTCAAAATATGGCTTACTTACCAGATACTATAATATCTCTAAAAGTAATATTTGATTTTGTAGACTCTATGCAACAGACTGTGTTCAGAAACGCCAATATTGTAACAGATGGTTTGTTGAGTAATCTAACACAATCAACTCAAATATTTAGAGCCACAGTTCAATCTGGATTTATAGGTTCTATTTTGCTGTTCATAGGGTTTATGTCTAAAATAGGTGGCGTTAACTTACAATTCGCACCTGAAGTCTTAAAGAATCTTTATGTTATATTCTCTTTTGTAGAAAAACTTCAAACTACTGTATTTAAATCGGTCAATTTGATTACTGATGGTCTACTTCAAGATTTAACCAGATCTACTAAGACTTTTAACGCTTTATCACAAAGTGGGTTTATAAACTCTATATTGTTAGTTATAGGTGTAATGTCAAGACTAGGTGGTGAGGACTTACAATATGCGCCAGCTGTTCTGAACAGTTTATCCTCTGTTTTTAACTTTATTGAAGGTCTTCAGACTAACGTATTTAAATCTGCAAACATTATCAAAGATGGACTCTTTGAGGACCTAACAAAAACTACTAAAATGTTTAACGCTTTATCACAAGGAGGATTTGTATCTTCTTTGTTACTTGTGATAGGGGTTTTATCAAAACTTGGCGGTTCTGGTCTAAAAGACATACCGAGTGTTTTATCCTCACTACCTTATTTAGGATCTTTCATAGATTCTATAAACTCTACCGTGTTTAGGTCGGCTAACTTAATAAGTGATGGTTTGTTAGCAGATCTTAATAAAAATACTAAAGTGTTCAGAGCGTTGACTCAAAGTGGGTTTTTATCTTCAATTCTTTTGGCTCTTGCCGCGTTCTCAAAACTTGCCGGCGTTAACACTCAGTACGTAGGTCCGGTATTACAAGCCTTGCCAGCTATAGGCACACTTATAGAGTCTTTGAACCGTACAATATTTTCATCGGCCAATTTAATACAAGACTGGTTATTAAAAGATTTTAATGATCAGATTAAGATGTATAGATCATTGACTCAAGGGGGTTTTGTTGCTGCATTACTTGGCTTAATAGGAGCTATGGCACGTCTTGGCGGTTCTGCTTTACAATATGTACCTGGTATACTATCGTCGTTACCAGTTTTAGCTGATTTCTTGTCACAATTAAGAAAAACTATATTTGCTAATGCCGATCTCGTAACTGAAAGTGGACCTTTAGAAGAAGTAAATAAGACTGCTAAAAAATTCAGAGCGTTGACACAAGGTGGTTTTCTGTCGTCAATATTGCTGATGATAGGTGTGATGACTCGAATTGGTGGTTCTAATCTACAATACGCAGATAAAGCAGCTGTTGCAATAAAAGCTGTTACGGACTTTCTGTCTGCTGTTTCTCGCAACGTAACTAGTAGCTTTCTGGACTACATACCTATTATATCGGATATTAAGAGAGCTTCTGAGCTATTTAAAGCTATAGTTCAGTCAGGTCTTTTTTCTCTTGCAGCTGTAGTGTTTTTATTGGCGACGCGCTTGTCTAACGTTTCTGCTATAACTTCTATGGTTAATTTTTTTGATTCTATGAGTAAGTTGTACGTATCTCTCAAATCGTCTGCTAAAAATGACTTATCAATGGAGAACGTTAAAACTTACTTCGCTCAAGTAGACTTTATACTTAATTCTATACGTCGACTAAAACTTAGTAAAAATGTAGATAGTTCTTTTTTGAACTCTGTAATTGGTCTCATATCAGCATTAAGTAACATAAAAGTCGATTTACCTGATACTCTTACTAGAATTGCTCCTGCTTTTAAAGATTTTGTTAGTTCGTTTAACAGTCTCAACATAGACGATAGATCATCAAAGTCTATAGTTAGAATTATAGATTCGTTAAAAAACATACCTAGAAACATACCTAATATACCAAAAATAGATGTAAATGCACCAAAGTCTACGAACACTGCATATAGAAACTCTATAACGGAACTTAATAGTCTTCTCTCTATCATAGATAGAGTTACTTCAGCTGTTAAGTCTATGTTCCAAGCTTTTGCTTCTTTAACTAATATAGTTGGTTTAGTAAATAACGTGTCTAGAAGTGTAGTTGAGCTAGGCAGAAACGTTAGAGAAGTCGGAGACAACATCATGCAGGCTGGCCAAAATATGGGCCAAGTATTTACTGGATTTCTCCGTAATCAAACGTTCTCTACAGTATCTGAATTTGATAAAATAGGTACTCAACTTCAAGTTTTTGGTGGTCTTACAAATGAAGCCAGACGTGAAGCAGAAGATTTTGCACTTCAAATAGGCAAAAATTACCCGTTATCTGCTAATGAAGCACTACAAGCTACAACCGATCTTATAAAAGCTGGTCAAAGTTTAGCTTCTACTAAATTCATTCTACCTAGTGCTTCTGATTTAGCGGCTCTTAGTGGGTCTTCTTTACCCGACGCCACTAATTTGTTAATCTTAGCAGAAAGTACTTTTAGCTCTTTTAGAGATGGCGTAGAAGGATCTTTTGAAAACATAGATAAAGCAGCTGACATACTCTCTGCGGCAGCAGACGCTAGTACAGCTTCGGTTCAAAGTTTAGGTGAGGGTTTAGCTAACGTATCATCAACTGCTAATATTGCAGGTATTACTCTTGAAGAAACAGCCGCCATACTTGCTATACTGGATGAAAGCGGAAAGAAAGGAGCGGAAGGTGGTACGGCGCTTGCATCTATGTTTAACAGTTTAACAAAACCAAAAACACAAAAGGCGCTAAGTGATTTACAAAGAACTGTTAGAGGTTTTGGTAAAGAGTTCAAAGATTTAAATGTAAGTTTATACAATCCTGATGGATCTAGAAGGAATATCAATGATTATTTTAATAGTTTAGGTATAGCCCTTAAAGCTATAGAAGAGAGGCAAGGTACAAAAGGTGTAGATGCTTACATAAATAGACTAGCTGACACTTATGGTAAACAAGGTTTACAAATTATCCTAGCTGGTGGCACTGACGCTATTAAAAACATGATAGAAGCAATGAACGATGTTGCCCCTGCGTCAGAACGCGCAGCGTCTATGCTTGATAATTTTGCTGGGGATGTAGAGCAACTCAAAGGATCTGTAGAAACTTTATATGTTAAAGCACTAAAGCCTTCCCTCGAAGAATTTTTTAGACCTTTTGTTAAGATTGGCAGATTAGTAGTAGATACTCTGATAAGTATGGATACAAAAATTGTATCTTTCTTAGGAAGTATGTTATCTGTGTCTGTTACGGGTGTAGGTAGCTTAGCAGCTTTAACGCTATCTTTTGGCGGTTTGCTCAAGGTAGGTGGGGCTGTTATATCCTCTCTAGGTTATATGATAAATGTACTAAAATTTGCAACTTGGTTTATGGGTTTATTATCCGGTTCTGTTATAGGGCTTGTGACTGCATTTACTGCACTGACTGTAATAGTTCCAGTAATAGCCGGTGTAACGGCCACCTTTAAGAGCTTATATACCATACTCAGTCAAGACTTAGGAGGTGCTGCATCAGGAATCAGAAATGTATTCGGTGTGTTAGGAGAATTTTTCTCTTCAATAAGCGAACTAGGTAACTCCGTTATAAACCTTATCAAAGAAGCTTTTGGTGACGGTGCTGGTACGAACGGCCTCTTAGATGCTGCTGGAGCGAGCATAGCTAACTTCTTTAACAACATAGCATCGGGATTGAAAAACGGTGCAATTGGACGTGTTACACAAGCGTTCAAAGACATGGCTGGTATCATTACTGCTTTTACCTCAGTGATGACAGTGGAGTCTAGACGTGCCAAACAGATAGAATCACGTAACAGACGTATGACCGAAGACGGTATATTTTCCGAAGAAGATATAGAAGCTTCTGTTAAATCAACAGAAACTAACTTTGATAAAGCTTATAAATCTCTTATCGATAACGTTGTTAAAAACAACAAGTTGTTTAAAAAAGTATTTGGTGAAAGCTTTTCTCCTGATCAGTTCATTCAACTTGCCGAGAGCTTAAGAAGCAATTTTAACACCATCGGCAATGTTATCGCCGATTTTAGAAAGCGTATATCTGAAGGAGTTGTCGGAGGTAATTTAAGTTTACCTGAATTGTTAGGACTTGGCAATGATACTGCTGGTAAAATAGCAGGAGAACTGGCAACAATTTTTGGCACTCTGTTCAATATAGATTTGTCACAAGTAGCAGCTAATTTTACAAACGGTGGTTTTATTGCGGGTATACAAGATCTGTTTAGATCACTAATATCAAAAGCAGGTGAAGTTTTACTTAATAACAAAGAATCTTTAAGAACAGCCTTTATAGGTGTCTTAGAGTTTGCTTTTAGCCCCGTTAAACTTGTTGGGTTAATTGGAGATATATTTGATATAAAAGCACTTCAAGACATAGCTTCTGGGTTTGAAGAAGTTATGAAAAACGTGTTTGGTGGAATATTTGACACTTTAGTAGCTTTGCTTTCAGGTAAAGATATTGAAACAGCCCTCAATGAAGGGTTTGGTAAAACTTTTAACTCTATAATAGAGTTGATAAGAGGGGTCGGTAGATCTATATCCCTCTTGTTTAAGTACATTTCGGAATCAATAAGTTCTTTTATATCCTCAATAGGAATAAGTGGTGAAACAGTAACCTCTGTTGTAAATGACATAATAAAAGCTTTAGCTGACGTTATAAAGATAATAAATGACGAATTTTTTACCCCGCTCGCAGAAGAAGGATTATTCGCCGCTCTTGGTAACGTGTTGAAACTGGCTTTTGAAACTATAAAAACGGTAGTCGCAGATATTATTAGTTACTTATCGACTATTGATATAGCCAGTGTTGTATCAACTTTCGTAGCGACGTTATCCTCCAATTTAGTCAGTGGCTTGTCCTCTGCACTTTCCACAGCTGTTTCTTCTGTAGGCGGCGATACTAATTCTCTTAAATCTCTTTTTGAAACTACTCTAAGCAGCTTATTCGATATAAGTAGTACAGGTTTAGAAGGAGCGTTCGCTACTTTACCAGCAGCTTTATCTGGAGCACTTGCGACAGCGCTCACTGCAGGCATTGAGCTTCTTGGGAGTACTCTGAACCTTGATGTGTCTGCAGTAACACAACGTATTAACGATACGTTACAGAGCATTTTTGACGGCATCAAAGATCTCGTTGGTTTTGGTGAAGAAAACGGCATCATAGATAACATAAGGAAATTTGTAGATACGATACAAAAGTTGTTCGATGTTATAACGGGAAACAACACAGATAACGCTTCTAAGACAGCGTATAATTTAAACATACTAACAGCGGCACTACAATCGATCGCTAATTTGCCTTTAGCGATTATAGATCAGGCTATACGCACCATAGACTCTTTCTTTGACTTTATTGGGTCACTTGAACCTCAAGACATAGCTTTGGTTGCAGCAGGTATAGTTACTTTTGCTGGTGCTTATACAGTATTGACTACCGCTGCATCTTTAGGTGGTATAGCAAATCTACTAGCTATGAAAGGTTTGTTTGGAACTTTAGGGACTATTGCTTGGTCAGTCATAAGCGGCGGCATAAGTGCTGTAGCCGGCGCTATAACAACCCTTATGAACTCTGTTGTTGGTAAGATGATTGGTGTTGCATCAGTAGTCCTCGTCATAGCTACTTTTGTTCAAAATCTTGGTCAATTAAAAGACGTTATTGATAACCTTCTCAAAGGTGACTTATTCGGAGCATTGGGTGAAGCCATACAAGGATTGATTGACTTCTTAGGAGACATAGGTATCAATCTTCTTAAACTTTTAGGCTTCGATGAAGGATTCATACGTGGTGTACAAACAACTCTTGACCAAGTTGGGGTACTCATAAATCTGCTGTTCACTGGTCTTGGTGTACAAATCACTTCATTTTTTGAAAACGTCTTCAACAAAATAGGCTATTTCTTTTCTACACAGCTACCTTTAATTCTTGCTAAAGCTGGGGCTGAGGCAGTAAGTCTAGCAAACCCAGACCGTGCTATAGATGGTCAAATAGCGGGCATAGAAAAATATTTAGGAGGAACGGATTTTAGCGCAGCGAAAGATTTAGCAAGTACTACAGATGGTAGTTTTATACGTCAATTTACTAACACAGGTAATGCACTTAACGACGCTATTTCAGATTATGCTAGAAAAACACTTGTGTCTAACATAGATAACTTTGTAAGATTTTTGAATGAAGAGTCTTTATCCACAGAAGGTTTTAGCACGGATATAGGTGCTCTTAACCTCGAACAATACGTAGGAGCTCTGAACGCTAGTGGCGGTGTAGATGAAGCAATTGGCAGAGCTTTTGCTATGGGGTATACCGATCTTGCAAATCAGATCATCGCTGAAGCTGACGCTAAAGGTTACAAGTTTGATATAGCTCCAGTTATCAATAATGCAGCCAGAGAAATAGTCAATTCAGTTGGTCAACAAGGCATGTCTATGACCCCTGAAATGGTGGACTCTGCTGTAGCTCAGTTAGAAACCATGCGTGCAGAGCTAGTTGAGAGAGGTTTCTCTACCGATGGGGTAGACTCCGAAATTGCTCGTGTTCAGGGCTATTTTAGTATGCTTGTAAGTGCTGCTGCGAAAAGTAGTGAGGGGGCGGCCGAAGAGGCTGGTAGAGCTATAGGAGAAACTGCTTCAAGGGGTATAACGAATGGTATGTCTAACGTTGAAATTAGTAGTCCTGTTAGTCCACCTACGTCTACTATAACGGAAGACAGTTCAAACATTCCTTCTAATCCGATAAGTGTACCTGTTGAAGTCAATCCAGTTGTAACTGAAGTTACTCCCATTGCTGAAGATTCTACTAATTTAATTAAAAATTCCTTAGAAAGTGACATCTCAGAATCTATAGTAGAACTTAGCGTTCCTGCTCAAGCTACATTGGATATTCTGGACGTGGACACGCTGACGCCGGAAGCCATTACGGTTTTAAGTGAAGTCTTTGCTAAACTAAGTTTAGAACTTAAGGGTGTACATGAAACAATAAACACATTAGTTAAACCAGCTATTAATGAGTTAAGCTTATCAATAGAGACGTTAATAAACGTCAATATCTCAAACTTTACAACATCGGCCACCGGTATGGCTAACACATTGACAACAATTGTTCTTCCCTCAATTGAACAAATAAAAGCTTCTTTTAACAACATGTCGTTACTAACCATTCCTGTTTTGAACAGTATGCTCATGGTTACATCTAGCATATTATCCATAAATTTCCCAATAAGTGCTTCGTCTACAGCAACAGCTGTGAAACTAATTGAAGAAGCTTTCTTCAGTCTTGGAAACACTGTAACTCGCGTGACGAGTCTGTTATTGAACGTAGCAGAAGCCGCTGCCTCTGCCTCACAAAATGCTGCTGATGCAACTGGTAGGATAGCTGAGGCTGCAGTTGGTTCAGCTAATGCAGTAACGAATTCTTTAGGAGGTGGTTCATCTAAACCTCAAGGAAGAGCCAGTGGTGGTACAGTTAAACAAGGTATGTATCGCATTAACGAACAAGGATCTGAAGTCTTAATTGAACGTGGTAAGATGTACTTATTGTCTTCCGGCTTAGGTAAGATTGAACCATTGTCAAAAGGTCTACTGCCTAATTTTGATCCTACAGCAAGAACTATGGGGAATAACATTTATTCAGAAATTAGAAAGCCACCGATGAATAGCAACGAGTATTCATACAACACCTATAACGAAGGAGATATTGTTGTTAATGTCACAGTAGATAGCTCAGCCTCAGCTAAAGAAATATCAAACCGAGTTGCAGAAGCTATTCGTAGACAAAGACCAGAGCAGATAAGTGCTAAAAAGAATTTTAGGAGTAATCAACAATGAACGTGTGGATATACCAAATAGGTAACATTCCAGTGTATGAGGTTCTCAGTAGTCGTTCTGATGGTGGTGTTGAAGTTGATATACCAAGAAAGTGGCACGTTCCTACAGAAGACCTCAAAGATACTGGTGGCAGGATTAACTTAATGCCTTCGGGTAGAACTTCTCCTGAAGCTGTTGATATCAGCGTTAAGGGTGATTTTTTTGAAACCTCAACAATGCCCGCCATGTCTTTTGTTAATCAAATTAATAGTTTAGGTGGTTTTAGAGATGTGCCAATTATAGGGTTTCGATTGGCAAGTCAACCCAACGGCTCTCAACCAATTCTTCATTGGCTTACAATGAATGTCACTATAGAAAGTGTTGATGTTGAGTTTAGTTACAAAGATACTGAGTGGAAATCAGATGTAGTTACTGTAGACATCAAGATGAAAGGTGAAGCTTATTGGAGAAGCCTTAACTCTTCTGTGTGGTCATACTCACTTTTCAATCACAGAGGTGACCAAAAATCTTTTTCTATAAGCCATCCCAAATACATTACAGATATAAATAAAAATTACAGTTTTGTTCAAAGAATTGACAACAACACAATTATTCATAATCCATCTTTGTGGGGGGTATTTTATAAATCCGATCCTTTTGGGTCTTTTGGCTTTTCTTGGACAAGTTCACTTTCAAACTATGTATACTCACACCCTTATTTTTGGTCTGGAGAACCCATCAGTTATTACGCTTTCAAGAACCTTGATCTTAATAACCAAGTGTCTATTGAGGTTGTTAAAAATGATGGGTCTTTGTCAACATCCACGCTCAACACAAACGATTTACATACAATTTTAGTGGCTAGAGGCTATTATGGTCTCAGACCATCTGATATTATTATAGCGGGAAAAACCAATCCATTACCGGGCTTTGTAATTCGAGAAGGTAACGTCATACCAGTCGTAGCTCCTTGGATTAAACAAGACGTGTTTGTTGGGAGAGTTGGGATTGGTGAAAGCCTTATAAAAGTAACAGTAAATAACTCAGGAATACTTCAATCACAACTTCATATTTTCCAGAGTTACTAAGGTACACTATGGCTACAGTCAAAGTCTTTGATAAAAGCGGTGAAACATTCATCGGTGAAACTCAAATAGCAGACTGCAAAATACAATACGGTATTTCAAAAGCTGCAGATTGGTCGTTCTCTATACCACTAACTTCTCCAATAGTGACCAATCTAAGTGTGGGTCAGTTTATAGAGGTGTGGCATGACGGCAGTATGCTCGTTAAAGGTCGTATTCAAGAAGTTGAAGCCGATGTTACCGAGAACTTTAAAATTTCTTATAAAGGTCGTGATTACTTGGACTTACTGTACCAAATCAGTCCCCACCCATTTGCTTATTTTAAAAATCAGACGTATCTAAAAATTCTTGCAGAACTTTTAAGATTTACTGATTGGAGGTTAGGGGTTATAGACCCAGTTCTTGACTTGCTTAAACAAAAAAGTACAGTAGATCTTCGAGGGAAAAAAAGTTTAGCTGAGCAATTAAGTGAATTGTTCAAGATGATAGGTAATATTCAATACCGCCTTCAAAAACAAGGGAAAAAAGTTATTGATTTGGGCACATTTACTAGTCCAAAAGCGATTTTCGGGACACAGGTAACCGAGGGACAAGCTACATTTCCGACATTAGTTATAAATGGAATAAAACTTAAAGAAGATGTAGACTACCAATTGGGATCGCTTAGCGCTGTTGGACCAGTCACTACAACCCCGTCTGGTAAACGAGCCATTACTATGGCCGACGGTCTTTTAGACACCCAAGTAATAGATGATACCACTGCTCTGGTAGAAGAAGTTAGATCTTCAGTTTTTTCCTTAAAAAACAGACGTGTTAAAGGCTCTGGTGGAACTGTACTCATGAGGAGTTCAGCCTCTATTAACACACCATTCACACAATCAGTAGACACTATGGTGGTGTATAAAGTTTTACCCAGTGGTAAAGTAAAAAGTTTATTATTAGATACTAATGAAACTCACCCTTTTTTAACCTATTCACTTAAAAACGGTGCTGCTTACTTCGGCATAACTTTCTTTGGACCGATTAACAACTATCCAACTAACCCTTACCCTTGGTACAGGTCTTTTCCCCTCCATAATGAAGTAATAATAATCGGTATGCCTGACAGTTACAACGGATCGGGCAGTATATTATTCAATCTTGAACCATACAACGTAGTGTTACCCGAAACTTCAGCGTATGTATTAAGATTTACAATATTCAATATAGGGACAAATATTAATAACTACATGTTTGTTCGTTACGCACCAGACACTAACATACTGACTAAAAATTGGACTGAGCTGAGATCGACGGGGGGAGTAGTAAATACATTTACAGATCGTAGTCCATCTTTTGAACTTGAAATAGCCTCCACAAACAACAGTATAAACTTAGTAAGCGAAAACCAAATATTTGAAGAATATAAGGTTGCTGAGGGGGACACAATGACTGCTCAGCAAGTATCTGAGGCGGGCAAAGCATTGTTAGCCAGAGCTCGCAGTATTATGAATAACCGTCTCGTTGGTAGAAAGGTTTATGAATTAGAGGCTTCAGCTAGTAATCTATTTATTCGTCCCGGGGATTACGTAAAGTTTAGTTTGTCACAAACTATTGGAAGCACGGTTGTTAATTTAGATAATGAGTCTTTAAAAGTAGAAAGTATAGATTACGATTTTAATAACGGTATTGGTAAATTATCTGTTAAACTCACAACTAACCCAGAACTTGAATATACTGACCCCTTTATAGAAACCAAAGATAGAGCAAAACCTCAAACTATTGAGAACAGAGTAGACTTAGGGTTCAATTTTACAGCCCATCAAGAAGATTTTATTATATCAGAAACAACTATTAGTCTTAACAACCTTCACCCAAACACCTTCACTTCAGACAACATACCTGGCACACTTATAGAATATACACCAACTAACAACTTATCTAGACTCCTATGTACGCCAGTCGTGTCAAACGCAAACGAACCGGTATTTGTTGAAAGATTGAACAACACTAAGTTTGTTGCGTATACCCCTAATGGATGGAATTACCAAACAAACTGTAACATCACAATGTTCGAGTATGTAAGAACTAACTCAGTGGCTGGAGGGAACTAATGTCTGTACCTTCATTGATAGACCAAATAACCTGGACAAACGATCCAGCTTTACAAAAGACAGTGTGGGCTAATAATGTATCTTTAATAACCCAAATATTCGACTTAATGATGTCCGGTGATACGTTGTTCCTTAATCAGGAGAACGAACCAAGCATTGAAGATTGGTATTCTTTACAAGAAAATCTTATAACCCCAAACCAAGATTTGGTATGGTTTAGTAATGGAGTGTACCAAAGCACCTATCGAATCATAAACAACACTTTAATGATCTACGATGCAATAGGTGGCATAGGGAAATCTGTATTTCAAGGAGATCATGATGGTCTTACCGTTCTTGGATTTGGTTCAATATCAACCTCTACGACTGTGCCAGTAACTTGGCCGAGTGCTGGGCAGCTACTAGCAACTTTTGTTCCAAACTACGTGTCTGATAGAACTTGCACTGCCGGATTAAATCTGTATAAACTTATCCCACACAGAATTGGAAGCTCATCATCTACCCCACCCTCTCCTACTTACACTAATTTGTTACTCGCCACTACTAACGTACTCATCAAAACCGGTAACGGTATCAGCGATTTCATTGTTATAAAGAATGTAACACCCGGATCTCAATATAAATCATCTGTGATAAATAACGGCAACAACCCAGACATTATGATGCACTCTATATGGGGTACTAAGTTAAACTTCAACTTAGTTAACGAGGGAATTGAAATCGTTATTCACGTCGAAAACTTAAATTACAACCGTTCTAGCTTTAAAGAAATTGCCTTTGATTCCAAAAACTATAAAAGGGCTAACCAAGAGTCCATGTCGTCAACTGGTTATTGTTTGGCAAGTCCTTCAGGAAATCAATCTTCTTACTACAAACCAAAAAAAGCTTATTCTTATTTAGAGATATACGAGGTGTGGTCATGACATCAATTGTTTTACCAAACTGGTCAGATAATTTTTCAGACCAACAATTTTTCATAGACGTTTTAAAAACAAATCTAACTAATATCTACAACGAACACATACAAAAAAACAGACAAACTATTATCTTAAATCAAGACACAAGACCAACTCAAGATCAATGGGAAACAGAATGGGTGTTAATAACTGGTCTTCCTCTACCTATTTTGCCTTCTGCAGAACTCATTTGGGTTAAAGGATCAGCTATCCACGATATTTTAAGGTTTATCAACGGGTCTCTCGTATCAATACGAACGATGACCCCCCAAAAAAGTGTATATATGTTATCTTCCACGGGAGGCAACAACTCCCCCGTAACCAATTCTACTCAAAGTTTTCTCACGCCCGTAGCCACATTAGGGACAAACATCAACATTAAAGTTCCAACAACGATTGAACTCGCTTTTTCAACCGCTTTAGTTGTCAACACAGCGCCCTCCCCAACAACCAATCTCTTTGGCGCTGACTTTTTCGCTAACGGACAAAAACTAAGTACGACCTATTACGCTCAAAGCACTACGTCTCCTTGGATGTTTCTCGGAAATACAACAACATTCATCAACATATGGATGATAATACCAAACCTTAATCCGGGTTCATACACTTTCCAAGTTGGTGTTGGTAACAGCGGAACGCCCTCTGTCGCAGGTAACTTCACTCTAGGGCCTGGATGGACGGGCAGTGTTAAAGGTTACAGACTATGAGAGTCAACATAGAAGATATTAAAGAATTTCAATCATTAGATACACGCTTACGTATCGCTGAAGCCAAACTCAAAGGTGTTGTTATCCATTCGTACACAAAACCTACTCGCAAAGATTTTGAAAAAGTTTATATAAGTCAGTATAAACTTCCTGTACCTATCCCCCCCGGTGTGAAGTGTGTATGGTATAGTTTGTCTACTTTTCAAGTAAGAACATATACGACCGCTTATGATCTAAGTGATACAGAATTTTCTGGTAATTTGTACAACATGCAAGCATCCGACACCAACTCTAGTTTCAAATTATTAGGCGTTAAAGGTCAAGTGCTTAATACATTTGACATCCACAGTAAAAACGGAAGTCTTTATCGGTCGGGTAGTAATTACAACGGGTTCTTCATGCCTCTAGGCTCTGATTGGACGGCTAAAAACCTTGTTAATCTTTATGTAAAAGGTGGGGCTGGATGGGGGGTAAGCTCATCAAGTTCTTCAAACGCCCCAAGCATACCTATTGTAGATTCTTCAACGAGTACTAATAACAGCGCGATAAATTTAACGTCTTCACCCCCAATTACAGGAAACTCTGTATACAGAAACAACCGAGATTTGGCAACTTCAGGAACCTTTTACACAAGGGAACAAAACATTCCAAGTACCAACTTTAATATAATAAACTTGATACCTGGTTTTGTAATTTACCCCTTAGCTTTAGATATGACATCTGTAGGTATGAACAACGTGGAAGTATCCAACGGCACGCTAACGGGTTGTCTGTTGACTATCTACAACGTAGCAGAATTCTTCACATCTCAGCCGGCAATCGTAAGTGGTGACAGTTGGTATATGGCTTCACCATCTAATAATTTTACTTCTACCGGCAGAACTACTAAATTTAGCTTTTCTTTTTCTACCCCGTATAATGCTGACTATTACTATGATTTATACTTCCTTAAGCAAAGTTATGGAGATAACGTTATTGGATCAGACTCGAACACCTACTCCAGACAACAATTCAAAGATCAAGGATTACACGTGTATGGGCTTTATGCCACTGACAGTTATGATTACATTGGAGAAAGCTCTTGACGATGCAAACCATAGAAAACTTAACACTATCGTTAATTGACAAATTAGATAAGCTCGAAGATATCAACAAGACGATAATCATCAATTCAAATAAAAGACCTATTCAATCAGACTTTGAATCAGCATGGGTCAGTGATGGTAATATTTTACCTATACCAGCGGGCATTACTTTCATATGGAAAAACAACAATCAAATTCAACAAACTTTCCACACTTATCAAGACGTTATTGTACCCTTTGAAGTGTGGAGTTATATGTTCAGTAGTAGTACTACCTTAATTGGTTTCTACGATGCTAATCATATTATATTTAATCAAGGTGCAAACATATTTAAGATAAACGCTTATGACAGAACATCTAAGAACATATACAAATGGAACTCGACTTGGTTTAATGGGTACACTGTAGTGGGATACTCAAAACTAAAACAAGCATTCATAGCTTATGATGGCAGTGATAACATATTCCTAATAAGCGAAATCGACGGGATAGCTCAACAAATTATCGGCATTACGAGATTAAACTCTTTGTTAAAATTGTATCAAGAATCAGAAATAATTCAACACGGTAACACTAATTACTTTGATTTGGCTACAATGAGTACTACTACACTATCGAATTTAAAAACTAAACAAGCAATTGTGTCTCAGCTTTTTAATACAGACTTAATTATTAGATCACTATCTAGATACAAAAGCAGTAAACCCCTCAATGGGTTTATATATGAAAATACATACTTCCCATACACAACTAGAGTTTATGGCCCTAATGGAGTTGTGTGTATTGATCATGAAACAAAATGTTTACTATTCCCAAACGGATGCTCTGGTTACGTTTACCCATTGCACATCGACAACCCACCGATAACTGACCTTTATGTCGTCGGTCCTTCGATGATTAGCCAATCCACTTTCGCAAACCTATCTACAAACTCAGTTACAATAACTGATTTGCCACCTAGCACGCATCAAGTAGCTGAGTACCACATAAACTTAGTGACGACCGTTGCTGCCACCTTAACTTTCAATTTACCATCCTCCATTACACAACTTAGCGCTTCCTGGCAAAGACAAACTAACGGTAACCCTTCTACACGAGTCGTTGGTTTTTCCAATTCAGGCGCTCTCAGTATACCACTTAACACAACCCCAGGAACACGCTTCAACATACTAGTAAAGATACACAGCACAACGATAGAAATCATCTTAGTTCATCTTAACGGAGGTATAAGAACTTCTGAACACCTTAACATAAATATCAGAGGGAATATAGATGGTCAACAAGTTATACTATCAGTAGCCAATAACTTTGAAGGTATTCCTTGGGCAAAAAACGTGAACTTATTCACTATAACTTCTACTCAAACTTTAACTAATACTTCTTGCTTCATCACTGGCTTCTACCACAGAACAGAAACCGGTTCTGTAAACTACATGGATTAAACATCATGAGCTCATTTACAGAGATTGAAAAAAGATTAACTTTGCTGGAAGCTCAGCTTCCTAAATACGTCTTCTCTTTAGAACAACCAAACAACCCAGAAGACTATAAATCAGCTGTATGGTTCGACACCCAAGAAAACAAAATTCGTGGTTTGTATATAAACGGTGACTCTTACAACAAACCCCTTATAAGAAACCACCTCATTTACGCCAATACGGAACTTATAAACAATTTAACAGCTTCTTGGACAATACCGTCTAATTTTAACATCATCAAAATAATGATGTCCTTACGATCATTAGCGGGTGGGGACATCGCTAACATACAACTCACTTCAAACAACGTTGGGTGGTCGGCTGGTTACACAACAGAGTATCTTACAATGGGTACACCTACACCTCAGGTTTTCGGTGGATTAAATTTCACAGTACCGGCTGCATCCAGAGCAACTGGCATAACTATGCTTGAGATCATGCTCTACAACCTCCAGAACTGCGCTTCAAACAACGGTATGTTCACTATCGACAGCGTCTCCAATTATTTACCCAACAAAAACCCAATAAATGGCGCCATAGAAAGACAAAAAGGCGCGGGAAGCTTTACAACGACTTCTGGCGTCGTAACTGATCTACGCCTTTCTTCAAACAATGTGATAGGACGAGCCCTGATCTATCACATTGCCTAATTCAGTGAAACTACGGGTGTGACACCTCCTTCCACCCGTATTTCTTCTATGTCCTCCCAGACAAGTGGGTTGTTCAAACAAATGAACAACCCTTTTTTAACTTTAAATGTACCCTCTTCACCGTCAGAAACTTTATATTGAGATCTAATATGCCCAACAAGCTCTTTACTAGGAGGTGGTAAAGGGTATCCATATTCCCTATAAAAAACCCAATCGGGAGTATACTTGCACACAACTTTTCTTTTGCTCCAATACGCCTCTGTTATAATACAAGTCTCTGAACCCACCGTAAAAGAAGCGCCAACAAAAGTCTGAGGAAGACTGGGGTCTAAAGGATCATAATGAGAAAACAAAGAATGTGTATACACATTACCTGGTTTGTCTTTTTCAAAGCATAAACTATTAATCTCTAGTTCATCTGTGAACAAAGAAGCGTAAGCTATAATAGCAATTTCAAACCCCTTAATTTTAACATTAGTAACCAACATTTTAAGTTTGTCTTTAAGCATAACGTACAACATAATGAAGTTAACCATATTTTGCAGTCGTTTGTTCTCTTCTCGTAGACGACGATTAGATACTTCAAGGAGAGCTATATACGCCAACTGCGCGCGCGTCAACGACTCCATAATACTAATCCCATTACTCTATTCGCCAAATAAGTTAATAATTTATTACTCATTGTTTGTTCCGTAACACTAGTCGCCAAAATAAACAATCTCCCAAGACAGTAAAACGCCATCTCTAACTACCATAGGGGGTTTTGACAAACTAAACAAATACAAAGGAAACCCCATGACCATTATGTCCGAGATCCTCTCATAGACAACTGAAAAGTCAAACGGTATAATATTATAACCAGCTACTATGCTTTTACGTAAGACCTCTAACTATCAATTGTCATGTCGTCATACACCCCCTCTGTTAAGTAATAAGCTGTAAGTCCCCTTTTGAAATTATTGCAAAAGAATTCGTCCACTTAGGCAGGCCTGTTTGTGCGTGCATATAATACTGTGTCTTTTTAGGGTCTCTCATAGTGCCAATAGAAATCAATTTGTGCGATCCATCAGCTGAGTAATTAAAACTAGTGATATGCGTATGTGCGCACACAAAATGGCACTTTTGTAGAGTACTGGTAGGAGACAAGGGGTCAAAGTAAGGACCTTGTTCTGCATTGTAAAACTGATGAAGCATCGTAATCGGCGTCTTGGAATAACTATCTGGATGAACAATCTTTACCAAACCCTTATTCGTTGTTTTTACATAACAGAAATCATGAGGAACATAAGTAAGGTCTGGAACAAGATGACCCACATTAAGCCCACCCCCAAGTGCCAAATTGAACCTGTCATCGTGGTTACTGCCGATAAGATACTGATTTTCAAATTGTGAACCAAACCAAGCTACAACTTCCCGTACATACTCAAGCGTCTCAGCTAAAGGCATAGCTTTAGTTACATTAGATGTTTCATGGCGCGTCAACTTAGCGTAATCAAAAGCGAACAAATCACCCGCCCATACAACAGTTTTAATATTTTTTTCTTTAGCGATGGTGTATGCTTTTTGAAGCCAATTCATATCTGTGTCGGGGAATTCGGTGTCAGAAATAATCAAACAGTTATCAGTTTCTAGCACAAGAAAGTTATTGTGGGTGTTAGGATTTCTGTCCATGACGGCAACGCCAAAACGCTGACGTAATTCCCTTAAACGCCTCTTCAAATTCTCTTCTGTAAGATTGTTACTCATGCGAAACATGGCAAGTTCTTCTTGAGTCATACTGAGTAAACGCTTCGCTTCTTCTTCTGTAACATTAGACCATGAGTAAGCCATAATCACCCCCATAAATGAAAGACTTTACATAGTGTAAAGTCTTTCATTAAACATGTCAAGGGTTTTTAAAAGTTAATGCTTATATAATTTAAATAGTTCGATTCAAATCAGACAGTTTTATTTAGTTAGCCCCTTGATAACGACACCTGCAACAAAATAGGTAATGAATAAACCAATAGCAATGTTAACGGAACTAACAAACGTTGGCTCTAATAGTAACTCCTTAAGAACAAGATAAACACCAAGAGCCTGTAAACCCACAATGAACATAAAACCAAACAAAACTTTTAACAACGGACCTAAAAACCCCAAATCACCCATTTGTCGTCTCCTTAAATATGACAACCAATTCCACAATAGTCATTGTTTATTCCCCGTATAAGCATAAAAGTTAGGTGCAATTTTAATGTAATCTGCACCAAGAGGCCTACTGACAAAAACCTGCTTAGCAACTGGTGACTTCAAATTACGTTCTTTAAGCCAATCATGAAAATCATCATCCAACTCTTGCACCATATTGAATTTCATAGCATTCATCGCCATGTAAATAGCAACTTGCGGGTTGTTGGTCGTCATAAAAGCTTCATACAAAATTTCGTATACTTCGTCCCTAGTCATTATATCATCTCCAAATAAATATCAATCCTGATCTTTCATCATTTTATATAAATACGCATCAATACTAGAAGAAGTTACCCAAGAACCACCAAAGATCAACTTCAAATTAACACTCCCATCTTTATGAACCGTCTCAAACCAAACACCGTTCATAATAGGCCCGTGTGCATGATCTCGAAAAGAACCAAAAACAAGATACACTCTAATGTCTTCCGTTGAAAGTTGGTCAGGCACTTTGTAAAGAACCTCATGTACGATCATCGTTTTCCTCGCCAAATAAATTTTCAAAACCATCAATTTTTTCCTTGGCGTTAATAATCAAAGACTTTCTATGCCTATCATGGTATATCTGAACATCCGTAAGTTGTTGCCCGCTTCTCCTGTCATCCAAACACCAAACATACACTTGAGCACCAGCAAGAGCTTTTGATGGGACAACAACAACGTCGGCGTGAGGGGATACGTACTGACGATCATCCAACACCACAGGCACTATGCCTTTATTAAAACGACCATACCCAAAAGACTTAGAACTCTGAAGAGCCTCCTGCAGCGTCGTTAACGCATTGTCCGTATCCGAAACAGGAATAGAATTTTTACCCCTTGAGTAACGATATATAACAGCATAAATCCCCATCTTGTAACCAGAATTTAAGGTGTCGTAACCTTTACCCTTATACACACCCCACTGTGACAAAAGTTTAGGGCGATTGTTGTTATAAAATTTTTCAACATCCACAGAAGACAAAACAAGAGTCTTTTGTGTTTCAGAATCAAATACAAAACTTTTATTGTTTTTAAGAGATGGAACTTCTCCGATAAAAGAAAACAGGAGAGGGTGATTTGCTGTAGGTTTAATCATTATAAACCTTAATAGCTAATTTGGTCTTTTAGTTTTATTCTTAATAGAGGGGTAATCATGAGGGTTGACACCGGTAACAAGTTGTGGAACCTCATAATACTCTGCAAGTTGCTTTGGAGAACTGTTAGGGTTTGATCGTATATAATAAACTCTACCATAGCGAACAACCTCTGATTCAGGGTAAAACAAGTCAACGTAGGCATCAATAGTATCTACCAAAGACTGAAAACTTGTGTGACGCTTATTGTATTTAAAGTAAGTGTCAGGATTTTCAGCCCCGAAAAGTGTCAAATAATATACGTAGTTCAATCTCCTACCCCCACATCTTCACACGACAAATAATCAATATGTCCACTATTCCACAAATAACTGGTATTACACACTGATGTTTAACCACCATTTCAGTCATGACTTAAAAGCTCCTCGGCATACTGAATTGATTTTACCAAACGGGGATAGATTGTCAATAGTTTCTGATGAAGTTCAGATAACACCCATTCGTACTTAGGTCTATTGACGTTTTTAATAGCAATCATATATTCGTCAAACGTAGGAGTCAAGTACTCCTGAGTTGTACCGTTGACCGACGTGAACGGCACAACCATTTCATGGTACTGATTAACTACATCACCAAGTATATACGCATACTTAGCATGTATAGGTAGATCAACTTCTTGTGAAACCACTTCTTCAGGTTTATCACGATCGGCTTTACACCAAGTTATCCACTCATCCAAACTGTGAAACACACGCTCATCCCACTTCCACACAGGAGCTTCTTCTTCGCCTTCTGCGTATGGGAAAAACCCATACTTATTAGCGTAACGACTAGTATCTTGAGGGTAAGGTCTGTTATGACGATAACCCCACTTCTTAGCATTACTACGAGGGCAATACTCAGCTGAGAAACTAATATAAGGGATTGTCCGCTTCGTCAGTGAATCAGGAGCAACCGACCCCATAATGCCACAAATAATCGGCACTACAAGATCAACCTCATCGTCATAAACAGCAACGATGATACTATCGTGAATGTTAAGCGCGATATAACTTTTGAAGCCTCGCTCAATAAAAGCTTGGCTGATCTTCAGCATAGCGTTATGGATGAGGATAGACACACCACCTTGCTGCAAGTAATTCCATTGGGGGTGTGTCACAATTTCTGGCTTAGAAATCATTTTGCCATTAACAATCTGAGGCGTCTTATACTGCTGTCTGTCTAGAACATGATACACGGGAACACTGACACGAGACTCATCCCACAAAGGAACATAAGCTACATAACCAGCTTCATACCTCTTGCTACAATTAGTAGCGTACCTCTTCTTAGCTTCTTCAATCGAAGGAAAAGCTTTCTTACGCGCGTCAATAATGTCCTGAGCTTCTTGTAAAGAACAGCCAATCTCGGCTGCAATCTTGGCTGCACCTGCGCCATAAGGTATGGCAAAAGTGGGCGCTTTGCCGAGTTTACGTATCGCTTTAAGACCTTTCTTGTCCCCAGCTTCCCTCAAAGCTTTGACTCGATCAGGCCAGTAAACTTCAGCCATTGCCATATGAAAATCTGAACCCATAACAGCTTTAGCAAAAGCATCATCTTTGCCGATAGCTGCACCCATGAAACTTTCAGCATTACTGTAGTCGAACTCCACCAGAGTTGCCCCCTCTGGAGCGACAAATACACCAGCAAAATCACCCAAAGGAATGTTCTGCAAATTGGGCAAAGAGGACGAATCACGTCCTGTGCGAGTGAAGGGTCCAATTAAAGAGTGAATACGACCATTGTACACATGCTGACGTATCTCTTTATAGCGCAAATATAGAGCTTTAGCATCTAAGTACTTGCGGTATTCGGCAATAATACTATACCCTTCAGGATCACACTCACACACCCTTGGGTAAGGATTTTCAACCCCCAGATAATAATCCACCGCGTCTTTGCTAAACGAACGATGACCTTTCTCCGTGAGAAGATAAGCATGAGAGGACAACTCTTCTTCGTTAGGCATAGGGATTTTTGCAACCCTTTCAATGAGCAGACGTTGAAATTTATCTGCATTAAGAAGGTCGTTCAAATCTCCCCCCTTAAAGGATGTAATAGTCGCCATAAATGCCGATCCTAAATCAAGATCGCAACGTATGGTGTCGAAAGCTGACAAATTTGTATAACTCTTCAGGATCGGCATAATAACTGAAGTTAGATCATCTCGCTTGTATGTATGCCCAGGAAGAAACTCAACCCCTAAACTTCCATACTCAGGCAACCACCAAGCCGGTACTTTAATATTCTTATTCGACCCAGCCGACGAAACCATGTTACTTACTTGAGTTAACCAAGTGTAACGCAAAAACTTGAGAATATCCTCGTAGTCTGCCAACAAACACAACACAGCAGTACGTTTGAACACCTCCAACGCAGAAGCACTCTGTTTAGTATGCGAATCAGCGAGCTTAAAATCCAAATACTCTACGTCAACATGAACCCCTCGTATAGACTGATTGACACACTCCGTAAGTAAACGTCTCCAAAAAGAGAATAGAGTCGGAATGCTAGACCATTTAGGTACTACGACAGGCTCAGGTTTGGTCAAAAGTTTGCCCCCCTTAACTGGCGTCAAATGATAAGGCACTTCGGTATCCTTAAACTGGACGCTGTTAACAAACTCAACTTGAGCCTCGTACAAAGCATACGTAACATACACGTCTTTCTGTACGTACCACAGCCAATTTTCCTGATCAGCGTCACCATCACCAGAACGAACTTTCTTCATCCCTCTGTAGCGGTTCAAGTCAGATTGATCGAGAATAAACTCAGCGTAATAATCCAGAGAGCGTTTGTCGTCCGGGTCACCCCACAAAAGGCGGATGGACAGAGCGTATGTATCGTGGACTATCGTGGTATGGTGAAGCTGGAAGCCAAAGTGAACACCAATATGGCGCATGTCGAAAATGACGTTATGCCCAACAATAAGTAAGTTTTCTCTAATGAGAAGATCACGAACAAAACTTATTTGCTCCTCGCTGTAATCAACAGACAACGTGAGATACTCGTCCAGAAAAGGGCTATAAAAGCATATGAGCGTAATCGGAGAAGCAACCATCAAACCATAGTTTTTATAGTCAATGTGTCCAACTGTCGTCTCTATGTCCAAGACAACAGTCTGCACAGAAGAAGTAATCCATTTAACTCGTAATTGTTCGTAATCCATGTGTCATCTCCTAAAACCTCGATTTACTTGTTTATCGTAACAAGAAGTAGTCGTTTGTCAATAGACAGTCAAAACGTCGATAAAGCCTCAAAAATAAAGATAAAGTACCCACGTACCACTCAACAGAATTAAACGATTCTAGAGGCCTTCTAGGCCGTTTAAAAGGCATTCCTAAAATAGTCCACGGGAAACACAATCTTTATTCAGGGGAAAAGGTGGGGTGGATTATTAAAATAAAATTAGTTGCACCTACATCACCTATAATAATTATTATAGGTGATGTAGGTGCAACTAATCATAAGCTCATCTTTAAACCCTCCATCTTCTGTATAACGTGGGTGGCAAACACTTGGTGTGTGATGAGCGCAGCGGCTTGTTTTTTGGACAGTTTGTACGAAACATTTATTCCAAGACTCTGTAAATACGCTAATTGTTTGTCAGTAGCGTCTTCTTTTTTGTGCTTCCAAGAGGCTGACTTCGACGCAAAAGCTTTAGTTATCTCTTGTTCTTCAGCCGCCTGAACTATTTCCAAACTATCACTTTCTAGTGCGTTAATGTCGCTATTAACAGCCACAATGGTACTACTGATACTGCCACCCTGCTTAGTAACGAGCCATAAACTGAATTGGCTAAACAATTCTGCCGCTTTGCGCAAACGCTTTGTCGTATCTGTTCCTGCTCCATCTTCTGTCTCCATGAGTTTGGCTATGCGATCATCAATTTCAGAGGCAACGGTATAGTTGGGTGGGTATATAACTAACGCTTTCTCTTGTCCGATACTCATTGACATCACAAGCGATTGATCTATGTGCCAATCGTTGCCTGATTTGTTAACGATTTTACCCAGATCGTAGATAGTATCCCCACCATATACTTTAAAACCTGTAGTTAGGTTTCGTATATCTCCTTCGGAAATATCTTCTTCGTTGGTCATAGCGTCATACAACGCCTTGATGATTTTCTTTTGGAGTTTTGTTATGTTGGGTATATCTTTTGCTAAATCTTCCAGACTATTGATCGTGTTATAGACATAGGTTTTGTCTTTTATAAACGATTGAAGATTTCCCCACTCAATCATCTGATCTTTTTTACCTTGCATAATCGCTTGGATGAGGTAATTCAGAGCTTCTACCAAATCTACATCCACATCGACTTGCTTTGTAAAAGGATCAACTTTGTAACCCATAATAGAACCAATACTGCTGATTACCAACTGTTGACCAGTGAAGTCAATTAGTTGCATATCCTCTTTTCCAGGGAAAAGACGTATGGCTCGACCAATAATCTGGGTGAACGTCAACTCGTTTACTTTACGCGCTAGGAGAATGGCTGAGCATCTGGGCAAATCAATACCTTCAATTAACACATTGAAATTGGTTAATACCTTAATTTCACCTTCTTGGAACGCTTGAAAAAGTTTGCCCCGATCTTTGTTACTTACAAAGTTACCGTGTTGATCTATGCACCCTTCTCCGTCTATGTGCGCGCAAGGTATACCATTTTCGTTAAACTTGGCGGCAAGCATTTTACTAGCAGTAATAGGGCCAATGTCACCAATTCTTCCAACATAGGCGATAGCACTACGGTCGGATGCGTTGTCTAAGTAAGCTTTTACGATAACATCTGCCCAATTTTCTAGTTTAGTGACGAATTGATTGTCTGTTTCGTTATCTCCGTCAACTGTAAATCCTTTTGCTGAAACTACAATTGGGTCAGCAAACGGTACGACATACCCGTGTTCTATGGCATACTGGATTGTCCGGTTAGCAAACACCCTTTCAAAAATTGTGTTTAACCCTCTGCCGTCTGTGCGGATAGGGGTCGCTGTGTTGCCGATGATTTTCAGTTTTTTGCGACCCATAGCTGCATATAACTGCTTAATACGCTCAATCAGTACCAAAGATCCATCAGCTACCGCATGGTGCGCTTCATCGTGAATCCATAAATCTATTGGGCCACCATTAGCTAATATTTCATCAAAACGGGGACTTATTAAAAACCTACGAGGGGAGTTGGGTCTTTTGACGACGTTACCATACTTATCAACAGTAAAATCAGCTTTATCTATTGGATGAGATTCAGGATCCCCTCTGCCGATAGAGTCACTTTTATCTACGAGAGTTTGAATGGAAGCAGATATGATTCTCGCATTAACATGGTTAATCGACCCCATGACAATTCCAAAACCCGGGTATGATTTGTGATTGACTGTGATATACTTGTCAAACTCTGGTAAGAATTTTCTTAATTCTCTGTCTGACTGGTAAACGAGTCCTTGATTTACCCCACCGACGAACAATGATCGATAACCTTTTAAAGGATTAGCAAAGCGCCGAATACTTTCGGCGCTTATAATGGTTTTTCCTCCTCCTGTAAAAATTCTGTATATACCGCTACTTACACCCTGTTCAAAAGCGTTTTGGGCCGCATTTACTGCATCTTCCTGATACGGTCTTAACGATATCGCCACTATGTACCTCCGGTGTTTTTATGTACAGTTGGTTTATCTCAAAAGCAATCTCTTCAATTAAATGTTTCCATGTTACTGTGGGTGGGTTGCGTTTAATACTTTTTAGTGCAACACCATTAAAATTAACCCTGATTGGACCATAGTGCTTAACAAATGGTTTGTGACCTTTAAGCATGAATTCAAGATAAAGTGAAGAATCAGTTTGATCTTCATACACATACGCCACAGAGCTTAAGCACTCAATTTTATCTATCTTGTAATAAACCAAAAGATAGTCTAATACGTCTTGACCCGCATTTACATTTCCTTTCCAATACAGACGAGAAGGCATTATTTAGACTCCTCCTCTGAAGAAATTCAATTCATTTCTACTATCAATTTGTGGTTTTATAAACTTACAATCCATCTTAACAAATTCAAAAGCGTGCCTGAATGGTGGGTTACCGGTAACTAGATCATAATCAGGTTTGACTACAGAGTACAGAAAATCGGCGACGTATACGGTGTCGATTACTGTATCTTGTTTGGGTAAATCTGGGTCTATCTCATAACCCACTATGTGAGCTTCTGGTAAGATTGATTTAACCGATGCACCTAAAGATCCTGTACCCCTCCCCATATCCAAGAGGTTTTTTGGTGGTTTAGTCGTACCCAACACCACCCCCACTTTGAGGACTCCTTGAGAAGTTGGGTAAAAGTCTGTCTTATGTTTTGGTTTCATATCGGCAGAATTTGTAAAAACAACAGGCATTATGTCTACCCCACCTCTCTTAATACTTTTCTCACAACACTCTCTTCTGAAAGGCGATCTGTGTTAACTCTCAAAGTCTTTTTTGCTAATCCTTCTTCAACAACGAATCTGAGCCAACTATTATAACTCTGTGTATAGTAATCATAATCTGCTTTGTTTACTTTCGTCTCACCAAACGCTTCAAGTCTGTTATTGGTGGTATTAAAAGATGTTTCACAAAGAACGAGCAAATCAACCGGGAACAACGCCCGTTTAATGAAAGTGATGACTGGTACATACATTGCACGATTATAAACCAACGTAGATAACCACCACTCATCCAAAATGACATAACTCATATTCAAGTTACTTGAAGAACGCTCATAAAACGAGCCGTGTATAAATTCTTTAACTTTCTCAGAAACCCATAGGTGCTGAATGAATTGAAGAAGTGCGCGTTCGTCTTCTGTCTCTGTGGCATCGTATAACGACTTCCATTTATTGTACAGTTCTTTGTTTGTACCCATAACGGGGTTGCACAAAACAATAGAATTGGGCAGTTCTAATTTGAGATTATGAGCCAACGTACTCTTACCTGATTTATTGAATCCTTCAATCAAGATAATCTTCGTATTCTTCATTTTAATCCCCAATTTTGGACCATGAACCATCAGCTGACCTCTCAAATACCGCCACGAGTTCTGTAAATCTCGTCTCTAATAACTGAACTACTATGTCTCTCGGGAACAGATGAGAAGCTAATTTTTCCTCCACCTGTTGTACAGACAAAAACCCTAGGTAGTGATCTGAGAAATTGCTCGGTTTTACTGATTTTGAGTACCATATCACATGAAACTTGTGTGGTGGGACGATCATGATTTGTCACTTTCTTTAACTCCACCTTGTATGACAGTTTTAGCTAACTGTTTACACATCGTTACTCTCCGAAGCAATTTTCTTGAGAAATGCCAGTGTCATTTTGCAATCATACAGTGCATCATGAGCCAAGTCAATATTGACTTTAGCGAGTTGCTTCAAAGAAGATAACTTAGGGTACTTAAAAACATTACTCAAAGTGTCGAAATTGCCAGCATAAAAAGAAGCGATGAGCATGGCATCATATATCACTCTTGGCTGAGGGTATGCTAAACCGTACTGTTCACAAGTGCTCGCTAACAACCTAGTGTCAAAAATTGAATTATAAGTAACCCAACTTCTACCCGCTAAGCTTATGTAAAGTAAAGTATAAATATCTCGAAACGTTGGTTTACCCACAACATCATCTTCTGTAATACCGTGAGCTTTTGTGGCTCCAGAACTTATCTCCCTCTCTGGGTCAAGAATTGTTGACACTAATGGTTTGCCTATATTATCGATGATAGATACTTGAACAATACCAGAATCGGCTGTATCAAGACCAGTAGATTCAAAATCTAGGACCACCAAATCTTGATTGGACAAGACATCACGAGCCATCTGCCTCGCAGTGTTTTTATAAGCAAAGTACCAATTAATCATCAAATTCCTCAAATTCCTCATCCAAAAGTTCGTCGATCATATCAAACAGTATATCGCGCATTTCTGTATAAATCTTAATTTGTTGGGGGGTTAATTTAGACTGAGAAGCTAAACGCTTACTTAGTTCGTGAATAGCGTCCATAATACTACTAAAAGTCGGATAACGAATTGCTTTGTCATACAAACTAGTTAAGTCACCCATTAGATTTAACTTTTCTAGGAACTAAAATTCCATACTTGTTCTGGCAAGCAGCAAGGTCTGGCATCAAAGTCTGAACGATGCTCAAAATAGTCAAAGCATATTGACGAATTTCAAACTGGGCGGCTAAATCAACACGCAAGTCTAAAAAACGCAAGACGTTGAGTAAGTTAGCTTTATAAGTAAAAGTAGTATACATGGCGTACGCCGGGAGCACCAAACGCGCCATCTCATTTGCCACACCAGCCTCGTGCATATCCCGATACAACTTAACAGACTCAGCGATCAAAGTTTCAAAACGGCCTGAAAAATCTCCGATAACAGCTGTTTCACTACGACCTTGTTTGTTTTTTTCACTCTGTCGATACCAAACTTTCGGCACGTAAAACTCAGGTTCTTCAATATACGAATACCGTCCACTATAAGCGTTGTAAGATGCAGTACGATGACGAATCCACTGACTAAACACTACCATAGGCGCTTTAACTTGAAAGATAAACTCAACTGTTTCAAAAGGGCTAGTATGCCCCGATTTGAACAAATACTCAAAAAGTTTCATATCAGTATAATTGTAATTTAAAGCAGGATATGTACGACTTGTTGACACTCTCGCTGCGGCTACAATCTGCTCTTCTGGTCGAATACTAGTATGACCTATATTTGGCATCATATCCAGGAGAATAACGAACCCCTCCTCTAAAACAGGTATCGGTTGTAGCAACACACTTTTAAAAGTCCGTGCAAAATCTTGAAAATTCGTCATCTTATCCTCAATTTTATGCTAATTACTTATTACCGTGATCAATAAAGACGTAGTTTTTGATCATGTTAATACCTCCATTACACGTTCTCCTAACCAACGAGCTACATTAGGCGTTACAGCATTCCCAATCTGCTTAAACTGATCTTTTTTAGTGCCTAAGATAATATACTCATTAGGAAAAGACATGCCGAGTTTAAGCTCGTGAGGTTGCAGAAACCGCATAGTGGATTGTTCAATGAGATCATCCATTGTATCCCCCTCTGGTACGATTAAAGTGTGATTACTAGCCGTCGTAATAGTAGGAATACCATCATCCAAAGACGATATAGAGTCAGTACGGCCATAGTAAGTCGCCAAAAAAGGAGGAACAATTAGTTTGACAACGTTCGTCTCAAAATCAGTATGCACAGGTTGACCAAAACGCTTGAATCCATTGCGTATCCGTTGAAGAGTTTTATTACTTAAAGGAGTTTTGCGGCTACCAATACGTTCTCCTTTAATCGACCAATCAATTACTTTCGATCCTGGAACGTGGGATGGCTTAACCTCAACGCCACATTGAGGACAACGCCAAACATACTGACCGTTTCGACTACCGTATCTACCCCAAGGTCTATCAGAACGCTTCCACGATTGAACCGCTCCAATTTGCCCGTGATCAGGACAATCAGCAGCAGGGCGATAATCTAGATCAGGAGGTTTAATACCACGCTTCCAAAACACGGCGTAATAACGATCACGTGATTGAGGAACGCCGTGAAACTTGCTATTGGTGTAAACGACGCGACCCTCATAACCGAGATTGAGCATCCCCCTCCACCAATCTTCATAAAACTGCCACACTTTAACTTCTACAACATTCTCCACAAGTACTACATCATAACGGTGGTAGTCAGTGAACCTCACTACTTCATGCATAGTAGCCCTGGACTTTTCTTCAGCGGAGTATGTTCCTGTTTCGCAACACGTTTCATATAGGTTGATATATTCTCGTTTACGTCCTTTCGCCACGGTATGATTGGTACATTCAGGGCTAAACCACGCAACTTGAGTACGAGGTAAATAATTTGGGTGTACTTGCTGAATGTCGACTAAGTAATGATCTGTAGTAGGGTGATTAATACTGTGAGTCTCCAGAGCTGTCTTCCAATAGTCTATTGCTACCTTGATTTCAAACCCCACGGAAGACAAACCAACTGATGCTCCTCCCGCCCCACAAAAAAAGTCTGATACTGTTATTGATGTCATTTAAAACACCCTTTACTGAGCCTATACACAAAAACTGCAAATTTAAACCATAACCCTATAACTTTCTTACGATTAACTATTGATGACATGAGCAGTAACTAGAATTATAAACAAAAAGACTCTTTTAACAAGAGTCTTTTTGTTGGTTAGCTAAAATTCAATTTAATCTTGAGTAGGGGGGACAGAAGGAGGAGGGGTTTGCTGAAGTTCTTTGGTAGATGATAGAATCTTCAAAGCAACTTCGTAAGCAATGTCATCCACTTTTGTTCCAGTAGAATCAACTTGGGATTTGAAATTATTTAAGTAACGTTCTATAGTTTCAACCGGGATTGAATTGATTAGCCCTCTAATCAAAGTGTTGTGCGTGTACAAGAACGTCAACACGATGACTACAACGCCAGTGAAGACCAAAGCAATCAAAGTTCCGTTAGCGGCGATAAACTCTTCCATTATACACCTACATCTTTCTCTAACAACTTCATATAACGGGTAATCGTACTGTTACTGGTAATGCCTAATTCTTTAGCGATTAATTTGTACGACGGTTTAATCTTTCTGGGCCTCTTAGTGGACGCTAACCTATCCTCCATATATTTTAGCACAAATTCCTTAAATTTTAAATAACTATCCCCCGCAACCACGTTAACATAAGATTTTTTATTAAATATGTCAGTTATGAATCGTAAAGCGGGTCTAGATGATAAAACCACAATCAGTTTACCATTTGTAGTAGTCATTGAAGTGTGGGGTCTGATTCTTTCTGCACATTGTTGTTGTTCACCGACTTCGAACCTATCCACCATTTCTGCTAACAACGGGTCTTTATATGAAGGGTGTGTATGTCCAAAATTAGTACCATGAAAATTAGAAACGACATCTGTTCTGACATCATACATACTGCCTAGATTTCTATCAACCTCTAACAAATAAGCCCACATATTCGTCATGTACCATACTTCAGGATAGGGTATTCTGAAAGCCCCAATCATAAGGACAGCTTCGTAGTCTTTATATAAATTAGTACCACGAAGACCGTTGTAATGCCCGAAACTTATTTTCGGTTCATCCGAAGTTGAAGCTTCTAAACCCACATATCGTATTCTAGCTGATGCTACACTTTCAATGACTTCTTTGAATTCTTTATGGGCGACGACTAAAAGTGATTTATGAGTCGTAAGAATTTTGCTAATGACAGCTATTATGTAATCAAGCTCATACGGAGTATCAATACCCGTAGCTGTTCTGAGTATGTGATCTTCAGGAAGTTCTTCTATTTGTTCTCTAAAACGCTTCACAAGCCTGTTCCGTGTAGACGCTGTATAATCGTCCCCCACAACCTGAATTGTACGTGTCCTAGGATCATATACAGTCGGAGCGTAAACGTCTACAGGACGCCGAAACATAGCTTGATATATCCACGGTAGACCGGTGGCATCAGCTATAACAATGGGCGTCTTCCTCTGCACTTTAATCTGTGACACAGGGTAGAACTCAAGACGCCCCCCGTTAATAAACACCCTAGTAGGCATATCTTTGTTACCTATTCTTTGTAAACGCTCAGACTCTTCAGCAATAACTTTTATGAAGTCACCGATAAAACGCTTTTTAATAGGAGAGTCTTGACCAAGATAAGTGGGGTGATAACGAGAAGCAACGTCTTCTAAACAATAACGTCTGATGTAATCGTGGAGGATAACGGTCTCATTAAACTTAGCAGACAATTTATCTTGCAAAATCTCAATAACCCTACCACCACGAATCATATAATTTTCATTAGGCTCACCATGAATAAACATAGACTCACCCTCATTACTGACCATGACCTCTTTAAGCGCTGTTATAAAGTCTTGCAAACGAAGCACTGAATCACGGTCTTCTAAATCAACTTCCCACATAGGAGAATGGGGAGCTATATCTTTTAAACTAAAAGAACGCCTGTTTTGTTCGTAAATGTGGCCTGGGTCTTCATCCACCACAATGAGTTTTGTATGTTCTTGAGGATAAGTGCTTTGTAGATGCTGATGTCTGTAAAACACAATGGATGACTTGTGCTTATCTTTTTCTTGCTTAAGATAACCCGATGTAATACAAGAATCCTTAAATGGGCAAGCAATGTGACAATATTGCCCGACATCGTGATTGGCCGATCCTAACTCTTCGACTAGTTTATAATTTTGACAATTAGTTTCATTACGACCTTCATAATTAAACCATAATTCAGGGTGTTTACTAAGAGAAAGGATGTCTGCAAAACCGTCTCGAAACTGTCCAAACAAAGCTAAAGTGGCAAACGAGAAATTGTCTAACTTAGATTGGAGTTTTTTAACCGTCTTCTCCATCTCAGCTTTCTCTTCATCTGTGCCAGAAAAAGCTTCAAGTTCTGTTTTAGCCTCTTCTAAGCTTTGTTCAAGTTTTAACTTGTCAATTAATTTAACTTCTCGCTCTTTGATAGCAACATCCTCCATGTATGCTACAAGTGCATGACTCTTGCCAGATCCAGGAGGGGCTTTGAGAAGCAAGATGTTACCTTTGTTGGGGTAATCATTTACATACTGCTCAATCTGAGACCTTAACGAAAACGAACCATGTCTAAGTTGGCCCAAGCTTAAAGCAGCTTTTTTATCCTGTTCAGCTACGTTCTCCATGCCTTCAACAAGCTTAGAATTAAATATGTATTGAGAAGGCAAATCTTCATAAAACTCTAAGGACGTATCTAACCACCGTCTAAACTCATCCCCTGAATAGCATTTTTGTAATACCTCAGTGACATCCTTAACGGACTCAGGTATTAAGTCTTTTGTTATATCCCAATTCAAAACACGAACTATAGCCCCTTGCATACGAAACATACTGGCCACTTTATCAGAGAAAGTGCGACCCGGAACGTCCCTGTCACCACATACGATAATGTCTTTAAACCCCAAAGACATAATAAACTCTGTCTTTTTCTGTGACCAATGATTCGTACCAAAAGATACGACAAAATTCTTAAACCCCGCCTGCCAAACCGTAATTCCGTCTTTTTCACCCTCAGTAATGATAATAGTATCGTTGTCTGGATCATCTCTTACAAGCCATACATAAGGCTTCACAGAACCAGAAGAGTGGCGTTTCGTAGATTTTCCATTGGCGTCCACCCCCCTCGTTCCGATATACCAAAGATCGGTTATTGTACCATGATCGACACTGGTGAGTTTCATAGGGATGATGTGGACATCAGGATCGTCGCTGTATAACGTCCCTTTACCTAAACGAAAACGCTTGATCGTCTTTTCCGTCCAGCCAAAACCTAGCCAAAAACGATAATCAACATTTCTATGAGACAGGTTCACTTGACCATCTGTCCACAAACGACCAAGAGGAGTTACAGTTTCAGCGAACTTTAACTCGTGTTCTACAAAAGAATCACTGAGCCTACCACATAATTTCTCAGCGAGATCTCGCATAGAGTAATACCCATTTCTGTTTCTCCCTCGCTGAGCGTTCGCACAATGCCGGCAATAAGCACCGTTCCGGCTACTAAATATGGTCAAACGGTCATCACCATAAAAAGGCAAACCATCTCCATTGTATCTCACCCCTCGACCATCTTCCTCACAGAAAGGGCATGGGGCTTTCAACTCTGACGAAACTGTTTTTACGCTGTTCATTGGAAACTTAGCGAGTATATCGTCTAGAGATTCAAATACAATGTCTGTCATACTACGACCTTATCGGTGGATAAAAGCGGCTATTATGAAAGATAGCCGCTTTTACGTTCAATTTTTAACGATGGTATAACTAATTACTCATCCAAAGGAATGTTGTTTGAGGGTAGTTGAGGATTGGGGGCAAAAGAAGCAAGTTCAGTAACCTTGACTTGAACGGCTTCAGCTGAACCAGCACCCATGAGTCGAGCACGCATGCCATCAACAACGTAACCCATCATCGCCTCTGAGAATTGACGAATGATTCCTTCTTCCGTCACAGGTTCATCCTCTTGCAATTCAAAAGCGGGTTTGACAACACGGGTGGTGGAACGTTTGCCTAATGCATCCTTAGGACCGAACTCCACAGATTCAGTGTATGCGCTGATAGCCATAGGGACAATAGGAACAAAACGCTGAACAATATCAGGACGACCCTCTGGGAACATGGGGTTAACAAAGATCGTGACCTCGTAAAAACCATCACCAAGGTCTGTCTTGTTGAAATCGTTATGTGCAGCGTACATAACATCTTTATGAAGCTTGACATTAACAGCAAAAGATTGCATGAGGGGGTGAGTAACACCTTTAGCGCCATCCTTAAGAGCCGTCTTATTGGGGAACATAGCGCGCTGCAAGTTGTAACGACCACCACTACTCATACGAGCAAGAAAACCAGTCTCAAAAACATGTTCTTCTGGGGTGAAAACGTCTTTACCATTTTTTCTAGTCTTGACAAAGGTGTAGAAAGTTTGAGGAAGGACGAAAAGAACAACACCCCAATTGTCAACGCACGGAACAGCTATTCTAGAACCCTCATAATACTGAGCCAACGGACAATTTAAGCAAATCTTGGTAATGTCCGTAACAGGTTTGCCATTCTTATCCGCACCGATCACAACCTTATCACCAGTAGCCGGATTAATAACCTCTTTACCAATGTAAGATTGGTACGGGTAGAGACCATTGGCCGAGCCACAAGCATCAAGGGTCTTGGTTTGAGTTTGGCCGGTTACAGGATCATAAGTGGGCATACGACGTGCACCCACCACTTTGTTACTTCCTGGTACAGACATTTGTAGGGCGTCAACAATGACCACACGCAACTCTTTGGTATAATACTTAACTGCTGTGTCCCCACTCTTTACATACACGGATATCGCGGCCCCAGCGTAGTCCGGAGGAACAATATCCTCACCATTAGGGGCAACGAGATTAATGTAGGTGCTGATAGGGTTACTAAAATCAACAGTGTTAACGTAAGCAACATCCTGGTGGCTGGCGGTACTGCTGAAAAGTTCGTCAAATCCGTTCATTGGGTCCTCCATTGGGTTCAAATTTGTATACAACATTTATAATACTATGCCAAACACCCAACGTCAATAGTAAAGAACAACTATTAAAGTATTCTTATGTTGACAGTAGGCGTTCGGCTTCTAACTTTGCTTCGTTATAAATTAATATAGCACGATATTCGACTGCTTGTTCTAAGTTAGAAAGTGTTCTAAACCAAGAAGGTGGTGCACCGTTGTTCGTTTTAGCCCATTCATTCGCTCCTTTCAATATGTGCTTAAGCAACCTAGAGGTCGCTCTTAAATCAGCTATATTGGCGCCTTCCGTAGCGTCAATAATTCTATAAGGGTCTACAGTTGGCGCTGGTAATAAAAACACTTTTCTAAAACTTTCATATTTGTTAACATCAAAACGATCGTTATAATGTTTAAGTATAGTAAACATTACGTCATTCCAAAACCACCACCAATCAGAATCAGAAGAACATCTAGCACCTAATGCTAAAGCTCTTTCTGTCCAATGTGGTTTGTGATAAGGAACAATACCGACAGACACCACCTCCAACGCTAATTGCTCTTTAATCATCATTTAACTCTTCCAAATCAACATCGAGAACCTTTGCTACGGCTATTTCGAGGATAGCACACGCCGTGCAAATGCGTAATTCCCTGAAGTCGTAGTTTATAGGTTTCTTGTATTTAAGGGTAGAGTAATTTATAATTTTAGAATTAAGAGCCGGCGTATACACCGTACTCCTTACCACAAGATCTATCTCAGCGTCAGACAAAGTGTCTACAAAATCTTTCAACGCTTTTACAAGAACTGATTTAGGTATATTCAACGACAAAGGTCTTTTTTCTTCGACAGGGTCATTAACTTCAACTGCATTGAAATAAGGGGTTAATTTATCACACCACTCTAAAACTTTGGATTGAAATTCCGATACACTAATCGGCAACGTAAAAGGAGTTGGTGAAAAAACGTATCTACCCTGTAAGTCTTTAGAAAGCGTATATAACATTATGAACTCTCCGTCTATTAAATTAACAAAACTATAATACACGGAGAGTCCACGATAGTCAATACATTAAGCCGAAAAACCGTACCAACTGTCTATGATCTCATTGACCCAGTCAATGAGTAAATTTCGATTTCCAGTGTCTCTAGCAGTGACGACCAAATATCTCAGCGTTTCGTACAACACGACACTAGCATTACCCCTATAAAAATGTCTAAATAAGTCGTCAATAGCGATTTTACTAGCCAACTCTTTGTCTGTTAATTCGTTAAAAACGGCAATAACCATAACACCCCACATAGGATGAGAAGGCACTACAGCTTCATAATTACCCCACACATACTCAAAGTACTGGCTAAACGCTGTATCTCCCAAGTTAAGCAAGGTGTGAAATAGCGTTACAACGTTGTCTCTGCTTGGATTAGTCTTCAGGATCAAAGTTTGTCCGATTGCAGTCGAAACACGTTCGTCGTACATTAGTGGCCCTCCGTTGCAAATTCACCAGTAGATCCATAACCCCGATCCCCACGAAGTGTGGGAGGTCGATTTGGATCATCAAAAACTAAATCAATCTGAGCGAACCCTCTATGCCGATTTGCCGATTCAGCACGAAAGCTCTTGCAGAAAATCTTCGAGAAGGCTGATGTCAAGTTCTGGCACGTAATCTGAATCATTACGCTTCTTACGCTCATCCAAATAACGCATAACGCGCACATAACGCTTAAGATTATTACAATCAGAAAGATACTTCTCAGGTATCCAACTAAGAATCGTGTTCACTTGCCTGAGAGTATCAAACCACCGACGAGTCTTGGTGAGGTTGTTTGTACAACGAACAGCAAAACTGTAGCCAAACTCGCTCACGGTTAATGGAGTTATAGGTTGTCTACGGTGAGATGTAATTATGTCTACATGAATAAGCTCAAGGACGGGAGAATTAGCGGCATCGAACACGTAATTTGGCCACCCATAAACAAAATAATCTTCTCCTCTCTTAACAAAAATAACAGGAGACTCTGTCAAACCGATTGAGTAGCCGTTGTTACGCTCAAGCGAACTATTCGATACAACACGAACTTGGTCGAGGTCTAACCAGTTCATCACAAGACAGGCCAGCAGATAATCGATCTCTTCTATAGAACCGCTATCTTGATGGGTGCGTCTGTAATTGCGCAACACACGCAACACTGGATAGTTGTCAGAATTGATCACAATATCAGAAGTCATTTCAAACCCTCCCTCATAGCATCAAGATCACTTTTAATGCGATTGTAAGCATAACGGGCTGCCGCCTCATCCAAACCAAAACTCCGTTGTCCAGCGAACGAAGTAAGATTATTCCAATAGTAAACCACCCACTCTCTGGCAAGACGACGGTAAGAAATTTGTACCGTACCTTGACCTTCGATTTTAGTCATCTCTCGGAAATCATCTGTAGGTGCACTATTTGCGCCCATAAACCACCTCCAAAAGTTTATAAGCCATACGTTCCCAATCATTATTTGGTTTAGTTCTCATACCAGATACACCATAAGGTATGAAAAACACATCCTCTACGCCATCAAAATCAGGATAATCACCTTCGTTAACAACAATAATAGCAGAAAAGCCGTCAAACACTTTGGGACACCATTGAGCATCAGGAATATATAATCTTAAAGATTCAAATTGATCTAACGTAACTGGTCCGGCCGTCATCCAAACATACTTACGACTACGTTTCATCTTGTTCTCCTCCTGTTTTATACTTATATACGTTTCAAAACATGTGTATGATTTGACTATCTACTAATACAAATTAAATGCGGGAGTTTCCAGACGTTAACTTCAACTCCACACCTGTGCGCATCAGACTAAAACGTCCTAACACCCCGTATGTTTGTCCCAAAAGCAACTGAAAGAACATATTAACCCTCCTGACTAAGAATATTTTGTACATCTGCCGCATGTTCTGCTTCAGCAGATTGTAAATACTCCAGGAGAACTCCAGGTATGTTTGTGCCAATCCACAAAGCTGGATTGGGAGCAGGCCACAACGTAACTGGGTATTTAGGATCAATATGTTTAGATACAAAAGAATGCCACGACTTTGCAAACTTGACATTCTTAGACACAGCCCCACTATTCTGCATCTGTGTCGCAACGTACACCAACAACTCATCTAAATCTAATATATCATTCTCCAACAAAAAGGAAGGTTTTTCAACCTTCACATTTTCTCGGACTGTCTCAATTACCTGTTTTTCAACAACTGGCGGACGCTTCAACTCCCGTACAATGAACAACAGTAGCATGAGTAAAATAATTAGGATTTCCATTTGATTCCTCCATTGATCCTATAATACAAAGAAAATACCCACTGCGCAAGTGGGTATTTAGGCATACTGCTCTACTTTAACCAAATGTTCATGTCAGCTATAGATGAATTCGGGATGAGGAACTAACTTCTTCCCGAAAAACATAGGATACCCCACTAAGTGATTACCATCCGAGCTCTTACGAACGTAGGTAGTGATTGATGTACGACGAGTTCCGTCATTCGACTCTCCATGTACCTCATAGTGGCCATCTGGACTAAGTTGAAGGCGACGATAAGGGACATTGAGGACAACTTGAATGTCTTTACTGTTGAGATTGACACGGCTAGGATCAAAAGCTTTCTTAGCCAAGACAGCGTGAAGCCTCTTGAAAATATCCCAAGCCTCATCTACTTGAGTGGCCAACTCAACACTAACAGTTCCTTTGCTGATTTGCTCCTCTTCCATCAAGTCCCTTAAATTAAGGTATCTAAAACCTTGATTGATGTAAGTTCTCCACTCATTCTCTTCAATACGTTTCACACCCAACAAAATACACCCCCTCATAATATTATAATAAATGTACCTATAATGTTAATCCAGTATAGGTACATTGTCAAGTGTCAATCTAATCCAAACAATAAACAGGGAACAAATTGTACAGAGCTACGGAATCATCGCCGTCCGAAAGACCGTACGTAATAGTTTGCAACGGTATGAACAAGTTGGAGGGAATGAATGGCATACTTGCAACGCGCTGAATTTCACACCCCGTCTCATCCGATTGACAGACGAGCCAGTCGTAAAATTCAATAGCAATCTTATTCAGATCGAAGGTAAAGATTTTATAACCTTCACTTAGTCGATCCGGGTTGACTACGTTATGGCTAAGAACGTTAAGACTCTTACCTTTTTCAACATCACTAAAATGTTGACCGATGAAATAAGGGATCATAGACAAATAAGATTGATCATGGTTATAAACAATGTAGAAAAATGGCCTAAAAGCAGCCACCACCTCACAACTATCAACAACGTCACCCTCTTCCACAACCGAATTAGAAGAATTTAATGCATCATCAAATTCATCGACTAAATCATGATCATACACACCCTGATCAGGATCAAAATTGAGAACTTCCCCATACTTCAACACATATGGATGCCGATCCCACAAAAACCGTTTAAGATAACGATTAACGTTTAGTGGTGTAAGACGAGGAGACTTTTTATAATTGTGGTACAAATTGCGCACCACACCAAAATATTCAGCTATAGGATTATCAAGCCAAGCCAAAAACCCGTCTTCGTTAACTGAACTATAATAATTCAGAAATGGCCTCAACGCCTCTTTGTCCCTAATTTTGATGAGTTTAACCAAATCTTCTAAGTTTCGGTAAAGAGACGGATACCTAACCCAAGCTACATACAAGGGAAGATCGTGAAGATAAACTTTAGTCATAACTAGTATCCTTTCAATTTGGAGTCAAACGCCGTAGGTATCATAAATTTATTGAGACGATCGCCCGTCAACGGAATTAAACCAGTGTAATACAGGGGTGCTACACGTACAAGATCATCACGAATAACCTCATAAGTTACACACATAGCGCTTTGAAAATATGAGATGTGATGTCTTGCTTAGCAGATAATAGGTAGGTTTGATGACGACCCCAACAGCCTCTAAGTACATGACTGAGGGGTCATCAATTAAAAGTAAGAATATTAATTAGGATAAGTTATCTGAGACAGACTCAAACAACTTACAGTGTCTTTAAGATAGTCGATTCTTATCACCCTCCCCACTCCTACTTTGACGAAGCTTATCGTAAGCCGCGCAAATGGTTTCTTGAGAAATTACAACATATCCATCAGGGTATAAAGCAGGCAAGTAATCACGAAGATTCTCGTGATAAGCCCGATCCCAAACATACTTGCCATAGTCCCGAAAGAACTCTTGAATGGTTACGTCGTAATAACCACCATCAAAATACAAATGGAAACTGTCATCCTCCCCCCGCTCAACAGTGACGGAGGGTACATTGTTGCATACCATAAAAGTAGACAATTCACTTAGAAACGTATAAAGTGCCTCAAAGTGAAACAACTCAAACTGTTTCATAATAAAAGTATACATACTTTGAACCTCTTTAACCGTCAACGGATTCATCGTTGTTTCCTCCACGAAGCCAATCAAGTAAATCAGTAAAGTTATCTAGTGTATAGTCAGGAAGCGCATACGTACTGATTGGGATAAGATTAGTATCGAAACCTTCATAGCTCCAATACAGATAACACTTAAAATCAGGCTCAACACCCAATTCTTCACACAAACTGTTAAAAATATGAATAGACTTGAGGGCGTCATTAACAATTGAAATTTCAGACGGCCCAATTGTCTCCAGGTACACATCTTGATAAATATCGTGCAAAAGCTCATCAACACAGTCTAACGTTAAGATAAGCTCAGTAGTAGCATTAATGATACGGACTGCTAAGTCACTAACCATTGAAAGTGTCATCCATCACCCCTTTCTCGATTTTATCAACGAGACGAGCAAGGAACAGATCGAACCAATCGCCGAAATAACATTCTTGGTACATATCAACATCACCCACTAAACTAACAACTTCCTCCTGAAAGTCACGCTCATCAGGGTCATCACTATAAAAACCATCAGGAACATCTTGAGGACGAATGCGGCCAGAGATAGGCTCAACATGGAACTCATGACCAAAAATACTATAATACTCACAATCAACGGTGAACCATAAACTCCCAATCTCATACGACCACTGTGCATAGAAAGTAACCTCCTGTTCATGACCAGAATCAGTCATGACAGAAAGAAAATGCACGTATTTTACAACCCACTTGCCCGAATAGACGTTAACGATCAAGCTATCCCGAATGGAGTTAGCATCATACGTATAACTCTCAACAAGAGTATTTTGATTATTACTAATCATTGTTGACCTCCTTATGCTTTGGCGCGTGATAAAGTGCAGTAATCATGGAAAGATATTTCCATGGTTTAGGCCAATCACTAAGAGCAACAGTGACTAAACTCTGATAGTCCGAAAAATTAAAAATTGGGAAACCAGAACAAGTTGCCCATAAATGGTCTGTATTATAGTAGACCTCAACATAGTCCTTAAAATAGTAAATGTCATGGTATGAAAACATACCATTTACCCACTTCAGATAACTAAATGGTGCGTGGTAGATGGTGAGGTTCTTCCATACACCAGAAGGCACGTAAGAACGGTCGCCCCCTCTAAGAACAAAATCTATAAAAACTTGTGGATTATTCTTCCACAAATCATCCGACGTGGCAAAACGTCCAGACATAAATGCCTGCTGATAACCATAAACCAGATCATTGAATCTATTCATTTTTAGCCCCCAAAGGAAAAAGTTGACCGTCGACCACGATAAAGTTTTTATCAAAAGCCTCGAGCATATCCTCGTACCACTGAAAGCTACCAGTGTACGACGCACCATACAAGATAGGAAACCAAGCCAAAGCAGTACTCAAAGACACTTCAAGATCCTCCGCCAAATCGAAATACGAGTAGTTTTTTGCCCACCCGTTACGACGGATAATCTCCTCAAAAGCGCTATAATCGTACCCGCTGTTAGGAAGTGCGTCCCAATACGACAAACCAAGTGCCTCAATCACGCGACCATCCACCTCATCGTAGAACAGAGACACGAATTCGATCAACTCCACCATGTCGTGCAGAGCATACCCGATAGTGCAATACACACTAAGGTTTTCGTAAACTTCTCTCAGAGAAGCAACGAAGCTCGGAGAAAGGAGATAAATATATAGATCAGTGGTGTCGGTGTTAGCTGGAATCTTCACCGCGTCTCCGGTCGCCAACAAATACTCCAAAAGCAAATCCCCCAAACGAAGACGAGCATCGTCGTACGCTTCAGTGAGAGGGTATCTGCCATCAAACTGCAAATTTTCTGTGTAGATATTCCTAAACTCAAAAAGGAAAAGAGAATGATCATCACCGTCAACACGATCAATCTGCATTTGACGATCAACCCACACTTTAAGGGCATCAAACACCATAAAATCGCTAATATTGTACTCATCGAAGTCAGTAAGAGAAGTCGTGAACAAACAACTATCATAAAAGTACCACCCTCGGTACTTAACTTCGTCCTCATGCCGCAATAAAGAGGACATACCGGGGGTGTACTTAGGAATGGGGTTAGTGTACCAGAACATTTTCCACCTTTCGTATACTTAAGCTAATTTTAATCTGATACAAAAGTATCTGTGCGCCCTACAGGATTCGAACCTGTAACCTAGTGGTTATGAGCCACCTGCTCTGACCGTTGAGCTAAAGGCGCGTTGAAATCATTGTAACAAAAAGCTGTGTGTCAAACAACCCTAAATACTTGAAAGTAAATACTTGAAAGTCTCCAAGAAAGCATGGAGAACTTCAAAAGTCTGACAAACAAGGTTTTTATTCTGAACACACCGAACCAACACCTCCGCATCTTCATCCCCAGTCAACGTCAGCCCAAATAAAAATACAACTTCAAAAAACTTAGGGTATTGAGCTTTAGCTAACTCTCTGTGAACGGCGCTAACCAAAACGCCGCCCGTATTTTCCACAAGAACATACATTACATCATCCCCCCAAGAAAGATTCAAAGGCAGAATCAAGTCGTCGTCTTGGTATGCAAGACGAATAGATTTGGCATGCGGCCAGTTAAAAACAGCGCATGCCAAAATTAAATACATACTAATGTCCTCAGATGCGTCTGGGACAATATCAGAAATAACACTAGCGCACGAAAACAGTGCGCGTAAAGCTGGAACATCAATATACCCCACCATAATAACCCCGTGTATATTTAGTAAATGCCCCTCGTGGGATTCGAACCCACACTGTGCCGATTTTAAGTCGGTTGCCTCTGCCATTGGGCTAGAGGGGCTAAATGCCCTGGACAGGGATCGAACCTGCGACCTATCGCTTAGAAGGCGACTGCTCTATCCGCTGAGCTACCAGGGCATTTTTATGTTACCACTCTCCAATATCGAGGTCAATACTTAACCCCGATAAAAACGTATTACCAATCACCCGACCACGTTTAAGAACCGATCATCGTTAAATACATGGTACTTCATCCCGAACTTGTTGGCAAGATCAGATAATGTTTGCTGTCTAATAACGTCACGCTCAGCGTGATGAATGTGACAACCACCATCCACATCTACCAAATGAACGCCGCCTTTTGAATCGACGACGAGGAAGTCTACATAGAGGCCGCAGACATAAATATTTCTAAAGTACCGGTAACCAATCTGGTCAAGGGAACGCATAAATGACACTTCTAGGTACTTACAAGGTTTAGTCTTAAGAATGCGAGTTTCCCCGCAAACTTCGCACGTTTGATACATATTTTTTTGATACATATTTTCCTCCTTAGAATACACCAGAAATAAATTTAAGTATTCAAGAAGGGTAAGTTCATTCTCTTAAGCTAAGAAGCGTTGATGTTCTTTATGTATTCGCGAAGGAGACTCACCAGCGAGGGCGTAATCAGGAGAACATCAACCTCGTAAGGCCAGGGGAACTCAACCGTGTTAGATGGGTGGGGGATAGGGGTAGTATCAATCCCGTACCAATCAGAGTACAAATTAAAACGCTTACGATCCTCATCCTCTTCAAAGCACTCCTGAACAAGGTCAAAAAACTCTCGAAGAGAGAAGAGAAGGTTGTTTATATCCGTGATAACATTGCGATAAGTAAACCCCTTACTCTTGATAACAACGGAACGAGAGAAAGAATGGAAGGAAAGGTCAATATCTTTATCGACAAGATGAATCGAGCGCTCAGCGTGCTGAGCGAGATTGACTAGACGGATTATTTTTGGTGCAACCATAATACCCTCCTATACTATCCACTAATATGCCAGATTGCCTACACACAAAACAACCTGGCATTTTTTACTAAAAGACGAACTTGCTATCTGGCTTGAACGCGAAGACGACGAATGCCAACAATATGGCCTTGTTCGTCACGTACTTGGGCATCAGGCGAAGTATCTGGGGCGAAAAGATCGGCCCGATGCCCTACGTCAGGAGCATCGATAACCATTCCGGATACAATGAACAGCATCCCTTCACAGGGACTTGGTAGGCCTTGCACCGGCCCAAACTCTGTAGCCGAAACAGCCACGTCAAAACAACCCATCGAAGTGGTGTTTGGTAAAGATACCAACTTTACGGATCGTCTGGCCACGACACTCGTTTTGGCCAGACGATAGTGCTTACCATCCGTTCCAAAAATGTCAAAATCGTGGGGTGTGCAGTTAAAAAACGGGCACAAAGGCGTACCCTGCAAATGCGCAGGGATTAGATAAATTGGCCCTTGAGGGCTGTCCAAAATTTCAAAATTCTCCATAATCTATCTCCGCGCCACTTTGGGCTGTCGCTACACCCTGCCACCAATTAAGCCGGTGACCAGCCAGTGGAGCTGTGGGGATTTGCACCCCAATCCAGCCCGCCTGCCTTGTCAAGGCCGCCCCCTATCCTGTGCGCCTTCACGGGGGTCTTACGCGGCTCAGCGGGCTGTCGACACTATACCAGCCCCGTATTTTGCGCGTGTAGGATGCGCGCCCCCCTTGAATCGACTTAGCGCCTTAATGCCAGTTCAGGTATAGACCGGATCATCGCCGGTTTTATTACCGTCTTGGACAAATATTAGGTCATGAAGATCGACTTTTACCGTATCGTTACGGTAAAGGACGACCTTTTCCCAAACACCCCGGGTGGGCCTATCATCATGGTAAAACAACCCGGGATTTTCATCTTGGTCATAGACGTAACCCTCTATAAGGGCCACGTCAGAGAAACCCAATTTCTCTCCGCCAGCTAGGAGGGTCATACCCTCCCAGCGGGCGTCTGGATCTTTAATTTTACGACCATCGGAGGTCGTGATTACTGGGTCTTTTCCCAACTCGGGATGAGAGACTCCATTGGCCCAATTACAGGCCAACGGGCACTCGCCCATATGGAAAAATTTACCCCCCACAACCACATGGGGAGTGGACGAAAGAATCGAGCGCCTTTCGGCCTCAAGGGCCTGTAATTGGCCCAAATAGTATATGTAAGCCTTATGGGCCTCCTCGATGGCCGATAGGGCCTCTTCTACCGACGAAAAAATCGTCGGCTCTGGAGTTTCTCTATGCAACCAAGAGTTGCTGGCATCTACCCCAGTAGGGTTAGCACGCCAGCCCCTCTCCCCCTTCGAGAGGGCCGAGGGGTGGATTTCGACTATGGCCCCCACCTCTAGCATGGAGGCCCTACGACCCGGCACAAAAACTGTTTGCGAATTTTTCTGATGGCGTGCCATGCTTAATAGCGCGCCATTCTCAAACAGCTTAACGACTTTGGCCGCTACAGTTATCGGACCAAAGTCACTAACCGTTCTATACGACGGTAAGTCGGGCAGTTTTACCCGACTGGGTATTTTATCCACGTTTACCCCCCTTAACTTTTTTGGCCGCCCGACGAGCGGCCAGTTGAAACGAGTGCGTTGGCTGGGTATGGGGAATAGAAATGTTCTTACGCCCATGAGCCAACGTTAGCTCAATGGGATTGCCCGGAACAACAGTAAGAACTTTCTCCCCATTTTCCCAAGTGAAATACGGCAACTTACCGGACTTAAGGATTTCAGCAGCGTGACGCTGCTGAGACTCAAGTTTTATCCTATCTTTCTTATTCTTTTTGGCCATGATTTTTTCCTCGTCTTTGCATATATCAAAAACACCAGGTGGGATTCGAACCCACAAAACCGTTTATGTCAGAGTTGTCTGATGAGACAAGTCTAACATCTGGTGTTAATAGTTTAACGTCATTTCGGACGGAAGTCAACAGGCAGTTTAACGTCATGCCCAGGACGATTTTCACTACGAAAGAACAAAACCCCTAATCACAACCAGGGGTTCTGCTCTTTAATTTCCCGCTGGGTGGCTGCGTCACCCAGCCAAAAATAATAATCGAGGTAGAGGAGCATAAGTTGGCGATTAAGCACCAGATAGGTGTCATAATCATCCTCGGTAGCCTCTAGATAGGCTTCTAAGACACGAGGACGCAAAGCCTCAATTTCACGGCGCAAAATGCGCGCGTATCCACGACGACGGGCAACCCCAATTCGCTCAGCCATTTCATGAGCACGCTTACGAGCGGCACGACGGTCTTCGCACATGATTTTTCTCCTTACTGTTCTTGTATACAAAAAACACCAGGTGGGATTCGAACCCACAAAACCAATTATGACAGACTTTGTAAAAAATCTGTCATCTGGTGTTATAAAGAATGGATTGATATTTAATCAATCCACCCACTCCAGCCCACCGACAAAGTCGGTGGAGTGAACGAAACCGCTTGACGACGGGTGGCAACAGCCACCCCATCCTCGAGACCTTATGAATTCCGAAGCCGCCTTATAGTACTCTTCACGGCGCTCTTTCCCCTGATGCCCAGGGAAATTAAGTTTCATCCAACCAAAGTACTCTCTTTGAAACTCTAACTCCTGAGGAGTTAGCGTTTCCTCGACGGAGGATTCTTCTTCTTCTTCGTGTTCAAACGAAGAAAGACGACAGGCAGTGCGCAAAAGCGCCTCAGGATCAAAAAGTTCGTCATCATCCCCGTCTATGACGATGACGGGAACATCGTCGTCATCGTCGTCATCGTCGTTAGAATCGAAACGACGGGCCTTGCTAAGAGCAACGATATTGTTCAGGGCCTGCTCGGCCCAAGTCTCATCAACGGGATTGAAGGTTTCGATAGTCATGATGTTTCTCCTATTCTTGTATTACATTCGCGTACAAAAAACACCAGGTGGGATTCGAACCCACAAGACCAATTATGACGTACTACCCACATAGACAGTACGACATCTGGTGTTAATAGTTTAACGTCATTTCGGACGGAAGTCAACAGGCAGTTTAACGTCATGCCCAGGACGTGAGGCTGAATTAGTTTCTCGGAGAAAGTCTATCCAAAATGGGCGGGGGGATCTTGTCCCCTACCCATAAAACCGGTGTTTGTCCCCTCAGACCCACTACGGGGTACTCTTCTGGGGAGACAAACGCCCCAACGAAATTTTCCCAAGCTTTCATAAGCTTGGGGTCGTCTGAGACGCCCCCATATTCGTGGAGGAGGGTTATCACCTCCACGAGGAGCTCGTGGAGGTCCACAACGCCATCTTCAAGAATGTAAGACGGCGCCACAACCCTCTCAACTACTTTTTCAACCTCAATCACTTTCTCAATCACTTTTGGCGCAAAAAAGCGCCGAAAAAACTTGAACATGTGTCCTCCTTATAGGCGATTAGAGCGATTTTTACAGCCCCTAGGTAGAGGTACAAGCCTGGGGGCTGTAAAAACGCTTTATAGGCCCTTGTGGGCCTTGTATGAGGCACTAGAAAAAACACCTAATGCCCCCCACAAGAGTCACAAGGGGTGACGGCCCGTACGGATAAGGCTGGCTAGGCCCCTGGGTAGCCCGTACACTCCCAGGAAAAGGTCATCCTCGTAATAAAATATACTAATATTTTGGTATTAATTATGTTGATTAAAAAATCAACTATGCTAGTATTATGTCAGTACGGTGTCAGTACTGACAGGGAAACGCACCTATATCACCTATTATATTATATTAGGTGATATAGGTGCATTTTGCACCCTTCCCCTGAAAAAACTAGCATAGTGTTGACATAGTTGATTTTTTAATCAACATGTCAGCACTACCCCATTTTAACACGGGGTAAAAAATTTTTTAACTTGTGTTAAAATTTAATTTTAAACTAGCAAAAAAATTATTTTAACTCATTTTAAACCCCAGCCCCAGCCCCTCATTAGGGCTGGGGCTGGGGGCTGGAGGCTGGGGTATGGGGGCTGTATTCGCCCCCATACCCCACAGCCCTTGTGGTGATTACGGGGGCTGGAGGCTGGGGTATGGGGCTGTATTCGCCCCCATACCCCAGTTCTTGAGCCTCTAAACCCCGGGGGGGAGAATCGGCTTGGGCCGATTTTCCCACTTCAGCATCATTGCCCTAACTTCCTCGGGCAGACGCGGGTCATCGGGCGTTACGACTTCTATCCCGTTTGGGCCACTATATACCCAAATTTTTTCACGCCATAGCCATCTTACCGTGTAGGCTTTTTCCAAAATCAACCCCCCGTCCCGACGGAGGGGCCCCCAACACACTGCATGAGGCAGTGTGTCCAGGGTATAAAAAAACCCAATGCGTTCGCGCTTGTTTGACTTTTTCATCGTATCCTCGTTTCTTTTGATAGTTAAGTGTGTTGGAGGCTGGAGGCTGGGCGGGGGCTGTATCAGCCCCCGCCCAGATGACTTCGACTAGCTTTCGGCTAGTCGAAGTCGTATTCGTATTCCGAGTCGTCAAGGTCCAAGTCAAGGTAGGTGACTTTTGAAAGAGCCTTCTTTATGAACGCTCTTACCTCACCGTATACCGGTCCGCACTGGTTGAACCAGTGCCAACTGGAATAAGTAGTCAACTTGGACGCAAAGAACTTAAGCGCCGCCCCCACTTGGGGCGGTAGAGGACTTGGGTTACAACCGTACCAGGCTAGACGGCCTTCAAAGACGCGAATGCGTCCGACGTATGCTGATGAGCGTTTACCCGTACTGTCTACATTGGCCATACGGACGGCGTATATGTTTTCCGTGTTCTTAACAAACGCCAGCGTCATAAAGCTGGCGTTTGTTATGTTGCCATCTTCACGCTCGACTTCTACAAGTAAGCTAAACCGCCCCGTCGCTTTTTCTTCTTTTTTGGCGGCTTGGCGGGCGTTTAGGGCGTTTATGTATTGCTTGGCGTTCATGATAGCCTCCTTATGGTTAACGGTTAGCAGTGCCTCAATCTGAGACACTAGTAAGGGCCGTAACGTATGGCACGTTACGGCCCTTACTATTGGCTCGATTGATACGGGCTACTGTGACGGGCGTCACAGTAGCCCTAATCTTGTTGATTGCCCCCCTCGGGGTCAACGGGCGGGAGTCCTCATACCCTATGCCAGCTTACCCTCGTACATTGTACTACTCTCAGACTGGCCCGCGCCTCGCCCCAGCTAGTTGACTTACGATACCTTAAGTCCCTGTTACTGAAACTTACGCGGCTACTCTCTTACTACTCCTGCCGGTTGTCTTTTGCCCGTCTATAGCCACTTGAATGACTTACCGTCACCCGTATGGGCTATTCGTGGCTATGGCCCGCGGGCGGGGTAACCCCCGCCCACAAGTAGCGCTAACCGTCTGCGCCTCAGCTACGCCCGCGGCCAGCCCAAAACTGGAACTTGTTCCAGTGCTGGTAACGTCTCGGCCCTCACAGCTCGCCTTACGCTGTTCCGAGTTTCGAGGCGTCCCGTATACCGCGTCTAGGTATCTAGACTTACGGGTCATCCCGCCCACTCGGGCGACAGCTTCCAGTGACGCTCTTAGGGGCGTCACCGTTAAGGGCGGCCGTTCCCAGTTCACCGCTGGGCCTCGGGGGCTTTCACCCCGAGCTAGGCTCGCCGTCCTCTAATCATGCGCTTGGGGGGTAACCCGCCCCAAGGGCTTTTCGAGGGACTTACTCGCGCGGGCGCATTCCGCGCATTAGGCAGCGCTCAATTGTTAAGGAGCGTTTGGGGGCGTTCCGTCTACCCCCTCGGGGGGGCTGGCCCGTCTGCCAGCCCGTCTTGACACTGACATACTACCTCGCCCCGTTAGCGGAGTCAACTGTTTAGCCGTTTTCTTTAATCTGTTTCTCATGTTTTTCATTTTGGGGCGTCGCCAGCTGCTCCAGCAACGGCAGTCTCCAGCTGCTCCAGCAACGGCAGTCTCCAGCTGCTCCAGCAACGGCAGTCTCCAGCTGTTCCAACAACGGGCGTCGCCCGCTGTTCCAACAACGGGGGCGACTGCTCCAGCAACGGGGGCGACTGCTCCAGCAACGGCAGTCTCCAGCTGCTCCAGCAACGGGGGGCGACTGCTTTTACCAGTCTTTAGGGGTGTATTCTTGTTCTGTTTTTTGTTGTGTGTACTGTCTGTTACTTTTTAAGTGTCAAGGCTATGTGTATATTACTAACATATAGCTTTGTTACAATTATTATGGAATATTCCGAAATGTTTGAATCACGTTGTGACAAACGTATCGAGATTTTTTATGAATTTTTTAATTATTGACTTTTGATACTAGTATGTGGTATAATTAATTAAATTTATATGGGGGGTTGTTATGGGAAGACCAGCACTATCTTTGACGGACTATTTAAATCTTGCTAAAGACTGCAATCTTGAGTTTATTGGCCCTATGCCTGCTGATTCATCTGATAGTTCTCCTGCTTGGCGTTGTTTAATTACTGGTATTATTCAACATAAAAGTTATAATGCAGTCAAAGCCACTTATCCTTATGGAAACCGATACCAAAAAGACTTTGAGAAGCAACTTGATAAATATCACTCTTTGGCTAAAAAACTTGGAATTACTTTTATTCATGAACCTGGTAAATTCCCTTATAATGTCAAAGTAGTTTGCTCCTGGTTAGGTCGTAATGGTAACATAGTACGTTGCTCTTATCACGATTTGGCGTACCAAACTATCCCTCGTCGACTTCTTGAGGAGCTTGGGATTGAAGACTGATTACACTGTTAGGCATATTAAGGGTTATACGTTTGAAGGCCCTTTAATTGTATATAATGATGATCGGTTTGGTGGTTATTTTACTAAAACTACTGAAACTTGTATACTTTTTACTGAAAAATACCCAATTTACTTTATTTTTACTGATCAAAACGGTAAAAAACACCAAAAAAGAGTAGCTTTTGGTCGTATATTTCAAGTAAAAGGGGGGTTTAGGTGTAATTTTACGTTTGATATTGAAGAAACTGATGAAGGTTTAAGGGCTAGTTTAAGTCTTTTAATTCGTAATAATTCTTTTGAGTTAAGCCCTATGACATCTCGTAACTTGATTGAAACTGCAAAAAGTGGTAGAATAATTAGATACCCTGTGATGGCTGTGTTGCTGTTTCGAGTTTAAGGGGTGTAAATGTCTACGACTAAAGCTGCTCGTTTGGCAAAAGTCAATTTAAAAAATGAAATACTTCGCTGTGCTACTATCGACGGGTTGTCTGTGCCGGCTATAGCGGATAGTTTGGGTATTTCGGAGACAGTTGTGAAGTCCGCTCTTGACGAGGCTCAACGACAAGCTGATTTACTTCATACTGATTTGGTTACCCGATATAAGATTCTTAATCTGAGTAGGTTAAATTCCTTGTATGAGGCTGTTGAACCTTACGCTCTTGGGGAGGTTGAGGTGTTGGGGGGTGCCCCAAGTCCACAGCACGCTAAGTTGGCTCTTGACATCATCAAGCAAGTAGATGCTATGTTGCCTAAATTAATCACCAAAGAAGACTCAGATGTTAAGAAGATGACGATTACTATCTCCAGAGATGACGATATCTATAAAGCGGCTAGTATGCACTTAGACCCAGGTCTTCTTGTTCAGGTTCTTAAAGACAATTACGAAGTTGATTCTGCTTACATGCCTGAAATTAATACTCCCACTGTTGTAACTGATCCCTCTGTGTTCGGGGAAAGTTTTGAGCGATTACATAGTGCCATAGAGGATGATCTTAATGTCACTTAAAGCTGATGATGTTGAGAGTAAATTAATTGAGTTGGCTCGATCATCCCCTTATTATTTTATTTGGTATGTATCAGGTCATCAACCTGCTACCCACCATGTTAAGTGGCTTAAGCTTTTGTTCTCTGAGGAACACACTCGCATAAACATTGTTGCTCCTCGTGAGAGTGCCAAGACAACGATTCTTGTCTATTCTCTTCTTTGGTTGATGTCGATAAACCCCCTTTGGACTAATGCTATTGTTTCAGTTTCAAAAAGTCAAGCTCGTGAACGTTTAACTTTAATTCGCACTATTATTGAGACAAATCAGCGGTACAGGAATGTGTTTCCCCACATATTCATCGACGAAAATCGTTCTTCAACTCAGGATACTTTTTCTCTTTGGGATAGCTCTTATCCAAGTTACGCTGCTTGGATGACAGAAGTTACTCAAAAGGGTTCATTAAAAGATCCCACACTGTTCGTTACCGGGGCTCTTGGTAAAGGTTTCATTGGTCGTCGTATTAGTGGATGGCTAGTTATGGATGACATTGTGGATGAGAGTTTGTCTAACCCCGCTGGTCAAGATAAGATGATGAGTTATATTATGACTACTCTCGAGCCTTGTATTAAAGCCAGTGGTAAAATCATTAACATCGGAACTCGTTGGATTATTAATGACGTATACGAGCGTTTGATGAACAACCCAAAGTGGACGAGTTCTGTAACAAGGGGCATAACTTACAACGAAGACGGTCAACCTGTGTCTTATTGGCCTGAGTTTTGGAGTCTTGAACGTTTGGAGGATAAACGGCGTATCATTAATGATGACCGTATTTTTGGCGTTATGTACTTGTGTGATGTTCATGCTAACGCTCTTGAACTTTTTAATTCTAAGACGGCTTCTAAAGACATACCTCATCCTTTGCCACCTTTTATTGGCGTATATGTGAGTACTGATTGGGCGACTTCTACTAAAGAACGCGCAGATTATACTGTGTTTGCTGCGTTAGGTGTTGATGCTCTTCACAATATTTATCTTTTGGATATGGAGCGCCGAAAAGAACCTATTGATACCCTCATGGAATCTTTCTATGCTTTTGTTGATAGAACTTCGGCTCTGTACGGAAGATTGGATGCTGTTATTACCGAGAATGTAGCTTTCCAAAGTGTTATTTATGGCTTAGTTGCATCCGCCCGTCCTGACATACCTATAGTCGGTATTGTTCCTAAGGGAGATAAGACCCAGAGAGCGCGTGTTCTTGCTAATTATGCACTTAATGATAAGTTTTATGTTAATCAACGTATTGATCCTTATGTTCTCAAGGCGCTCAATGACGAGCTTGTCAATTTTGGTATCCATCCTCATGATGACACCGTGGATGCTTTGTCGCTTTTGTTTCAACACACAAAACTTATTTCAGTTGAGGCTAAAGTCGTTAAAGTTTTTCCTGGTAAACGACTAACTCGTATTTGACAAAAGGGTTTCATACTGGTATGATAGTATTGAAAGGATGGGACTGTGAATAACGTCCTGATACTTTTAATTGTGATATTTTTAGGTTTGTTTGTATCGTTTTGTTTGCATGTTTATGCTATGATGGTTTGGTATAAGAAACTTTTTCGAATAGTGTTAATGATTTTAAAGAGGGAAATGGATGATGAGTAACGAGTTAACGATTTTTCCTCCGCTTAAGTCTGATCAAATACGTGCTTGTGAGACCGTAGCTGAACAACGTGTAAGAGAGAAGTTGGGTCCAAAACCTACACTTGAAGCTTACACTAGTATGGTTTCTGAAAAAGCAAGTAGTCGTGCGATTCTTTCTACTTTGGTTACACCTATTGACTATTTTATGATTCCTTTGTTGATTGCTTTGTTCATGGTTAGTATGTCTCACATGATTACTTTTTCAGGTTCTATAGCAGATACTAGTTACCATGAGCAGGCTGATGGTTTTGCTGGTATCTGGTTTTCACCGTTTGTTTGGGCTATCATAACTCAGTTTGGTTTTTTCTTCATGAGTGAAATTGGTATTATTTTTTTCTACAATCGTTACCGTCAAGTTGATGTTGATAGGTCTCGTTTTCGTAGTCCTAACTTTTGGATGTCTATTCTTTTTGCTGTGTTGACTTTCGTGGCTAATATTGTCTCGTTGCTTAATAACGCAGAGGGGGTACTTAGTGTCGGTCTTGCGGTATTTGTTGGTGCTTTGGTTCCAGCTGCTACTCTTCTTATGGGGGATCGTTGGGCAGAGATTACCTTTGAGTTAGTTGAGTCTAAGAAGCGTTATGCTCAAGAGTTTAATGATGCTGTAGCTAAGTACCGTGCTGATCTTGATCGTTGGTCTCGAATTAATGAAGATCCTACTTTGTACTCTGTTGGAAATGGTAAAGATTCTTATCGTATTTATCTTGGCAAAGCCATTGTGGAATACTACAAACGTTATATTGTTACAACTCCGTCTTTTAAAAGTAGGCACGGTGAAGTTTCTTGGAATCCTAATCTTGAAGTTTCTCTTGCTGCTAGAGAGATAGCAAATTTATCGGTGTTTTCAGATTTAGATCAGGTGGTGGAAAATTTTTTATCTTGAGTAGGGTAAGATCTGATCGTTTGTTGGGCCTTATCCAAAAGTTGTTGAAAAACGAAACTGAACCTGAAACTGAACCTGAAACTGAAACTGAACCTGAAACTGAACCTGAAACTGAACCTGAAACTGAAACTGAAACTGAACCTGAAACTGAAACTGAAACTGTAATTGAAACCGAACCTGAAACTGAACCTAAATTCAGAGGTAAAAAAGGTATAATATTACAGTACTTAACTGATCACTCAGAGTTATCAGGTAGTCAAGTAGCAAAACATTTCAATGTAACACCACAGTATGTTAATCGATTGAGGAAACTGTTGTTTGTTATATAAACAATAGTATGGATTTAATTTATATTTATCTTTGGCAAGTGATTTTATTTATACAGATATTAATTTCGACTATTTTATTGTTGACATACTATTTTATGTGTTGTATGCTTAAGTGTGTGCGGCAGGAATAACGTTAATAACCTCTTTCAACTTACTGACATTATTTATCCTGCCGCAAATTACTTTATTATAAAAGTTGAAGAAAATAAAATATGGTTTTTTGAATACGGTGTTAATTTAGTGTCATTTTGGTCGATTATTTTACTTACTGATGATTTTCAATTACTTATTTGATATCCAAAATTTAATTGGTATAGGGTATTTTTTATGTAAATTATTTTTAAGGGGTCAAAATGATTAAACCACCATATACATACTTTGGCGGTAAACGACTTGTGGCTAAAGAAGTGTGGAGAAGATTTGGTGATACTTATGGTTTTATAGACCCTTTTATGGGGTCTAATTCTATTCTTTTGTCTCGTCCTTTGGATCACAAGAGGGGTCATGAAATAGTTAATGATTCTGCAGGTATGATTACAAATTTTTGGAGGGCGGTTAAGTATGATCCATATCTTGTGTTTAAGTGGGCAAATTGGCCGGTTTTAGAAAGTCACATTCATGCTTGTCACTTGTATCTTCTTCAGCATAAATTTAATCTTACTTCTAGGTTAGAAGCAGATCTTGAGTATTATGATGCTAAGATTGCTGGTATTTGGTTGTATGGGACTACTTTTTGGATGGGTCGGGGCTGGGTAACCGGTAAGGGTGGACCTTATAGAGTAGTTGGTAATAGACTTGTTAGAGATGGTGGTGGTAATAATTTTCCAAGTATAGTAAGACAAAAACCTTCTACTAGTACGCATACTGTTAAGCTTAAAAGTTCTGATACGTTTTTTGAATACATTAAATTGCTTTCTGAGAGAATGAAAAACGTTATCGTTCTATCTGGAGATTGGACTAGAGTGCTTGCTTCTTCTACTATACCGGCTTTGGATTCTAGACCTAAGTTATCTTCTATATTTCTTGATCCTCCATATATGGTTTATAACCGACAAAAAGATTTGTATGATAAAGATGATAATAATGAGTTAGCAATTAGTGTTTATAGGTGGGCTTTAGAAAACGGCGATAATCCATACCTTCGTATAGCACTGTGTGGTTATCAAGGACATTATGATATGCCGTCTTCTTGGACGCCTTATTACTGGAAAACTGGTGGTGGTTACAGTTCTGTTGGTAAATCACAGCAGTCAAAAATTAATAGTACGAAAGAAGTTGTGTGGTTTAACCGTTCGTGTTTGTTGTGATAAATTATGATTAATTTTGTAGCTACGTTTTTTAACTATTTAAATAAAATAAATTAGTTTATTTTTTATTATTTATTGTTGTTTATTGTAGTTATTAATTTTATAGTTAAAGTTTGTAATTAGTATTGTTTGGTTTTAAGTTATAGTAATTTATCTGACTTGACTCACATCGTATTAATGTGGTATAATTAATTATACCGTGTTTATACGATGAGATAAATTATGGATCTTTTATCAGAAGTGCTTAACTATCTTTTGAAAAATGCCGGTAATATTACTATAGACGTTATTGCTATAATGTTAATGTTTATTATCGTTCTTCTTATGAGGACTTTTAGGCAGTCTGAAAAAGAAAACGCTATAAATGATATTCGCTATATGGATGAGCGAAAATCTTATGTTAGTATGATTAAAGATCAAATGACTTACCAAGATGCTAATATTAAGGCTTTGCAAGAAGTTGCTACTTCTATGAAACTTATGAACTCACAGATTGCTGTTATACCTAAAGAAACTTCTGATATGATTTCTGTTATGGTAAAAGAGGAAACATCTAATATTATTTCTTACATTCAAAGCGTATTTGATAAAGGTTTACCAATTAGATTAGGTGTGTTAATAGTTCGACCTAGTGGTAACGTATCTTTCATAAATACTGAAGCTGTTCAGTTATTAGGTGTTTTAAAAGAAAATGTACAAAACGTCAATGTTTTTGATATTATGCAGGGTGCTGTTGATACAAACCGTAAAGTATTTAAAAGAGAAGATCTTCCTGTATCAAAAGCTATATTTTCTAAAGAGACTGTGTTTAATAAAATTGTTGGGTATCTTCACCCAATTAAGAAAACACTTGTATGGCTTGCGCTTAATATAGTACCAAATGTTCAAGAAGATGGCAACGTGGCGTCAGCGGTTTGTATTTTCTTTGATGTTGGAGATTTTATCCCTGTTTCTGAAACTATGCCCCTAACTCAGGAATGACGATGACTGACGACATTCGTATTAAGCAAGCGAATAACGCTCAACGTATTGCAAACGAGAATATTACAAAGTCTCTCTTTGGTTCTGATTTTTCTATTGTTACTCCTAAGACAATGCTTAGTGTTGGCGGTAAATTGAGAGACAAGTTGTTTGAATACCCAATTATACCTGGTGCTATGTGGGTGTATCAACAGCTTGTGTCTTCTCGTGAATGGGTGATTAGCGGCCATCCGAGAACACTACCAAGAGCGGTTGAGTTTATACAAAAAGCTCAGGCGATTAACACTAATACTGGGTTTGTTGAGTATGGGTTTGAAAATGTTTTAAAAAGAATGGCACTTGACTTTATAGCTGTTGGTAGAATTACGTTGGCGGTATCTGGATCTAAGTCTAATTATCATTTAGAGTATTTAGATCCAGTCAGGCTTAGTTTTGATAGAAGTTATAATAAAAACTCTGGAATTAAAGGGGTGTATAGCAACCCCGTAAAGCCCAATGACACTGTGTGGCGTTATGTGGAAGGCGTTACTTTTAAAGCTAAAGATGTTGTTGTCAGTCATTCTATGCCTATTGGAGATAGTCAATTTATTGCTCCGTTTACTTACCTTTTGCCGGTAGCTAATCTGGCTTGGCTAATTCAACAACACGACACAGCGGCTCTTGATGGTAGGAAGATAAGAGACATTTTGCTCGTGGGTAACGCTTCTATTGAAAACGCAATTAGAGATGCTATTAATACACAGATTGCGTTGTGGAGTGGGGCTAATCCAGAAGAAGTTGGCATACCTGTTATACAGGTGAATAACCTCAGTGGCGGTCCTATTTCAAATAATGTATCGAGGTTAGGTATCAGCGAAATACCAGAAGCTTTTAACAGAACGGATTTTATATTTTACTACGTCAATCAAATTGCTTCTGTATTTGGTCTTGCTCTGCGTCATTTTTGGAACGATGAGCGTACGACTAACAAAGCGTTGGAAGTGGTTCAAGAACAGAGACAGCAGCAGAAAGGCCCAGCTTATTTTGTAAGAAGTATGCAAAGACTTATAAATTCTTCAGGGTTTCTTGATACGTTCACACACGTTGGTAAAGTTCCTAAGTTTGGTTTTATAGAAGAGGTGGATACTAACAGTCTTCTTGAACGTGCAGAGGTTATGAAATCAAATAGTGAGGCTTTAGAGAAACTCGTATCTGTTTTTGGAGCTTATATAGATCCAGAAGATTACTTTGCTTGGATGCAATCTGTAGGGGTGTTTCCTTATGAGCTTAAGCTGTCGAAGACTAAGCGTTCTGTAGACGCTGTTAATCCAGATTCCTTTAATACAATTGGTCAAGACGGCGTTAGAGTTGGGTCTTCGGAACCTTTAATATCAACTTCACCGAGTAGTATTTCAAACTCTTCTTCCAATACAGTAGCGGGTAGGTTAGACAGCGACTTTAATCCTGCGGATAACTTCAAAAAAGAGTTGGATTACGATGAAATTACTATGGATTCTAACGGTCATATTGTAGACCGAAGACGTAAAGTATTCAGTATTCATGATGTTATAAGACCGTTAATCGCTAAAGAGTTAGAGCTTCCAGATTTTAATCTTTAAAAGTGAGGTGTTAAAATGACTGTTAAATTTATTAAAGAAGATGATAATAGCGGTTACTTTGAATTTATGGTAACCCCCTTTGGGTCGGATTCTAATAGGGATCTCCATCGAGAGTACTTCACAAAGGATACCGATTTTGGCGCTGCTTTTGGTTTGGATAAGATGCCTAAGTTAACTGTTTTTGGTCATCTTATGGACCCAGATACCCCATATCCAGAAGCTATTTTAGGTGTATCTTTTTACAAAGGTTTGGATGAAGCTGGTCGTTGGTTTGAAATCCAACTCAGCAAGTCACATAAATACTACCAATATATTAAGAGGCTCGTTGAGATGGGTCTTATGGGTACGAGTTCTCAAGCTTATCGCGGTGGGGTTAAGCACCACGAAAAAGAAGAAGGTCGGATTGTTACGTGGATCGAGAACGAACTTACGTGGACGGTCTCTCCCGCTTCTCCTGATACGGTAGCGGCGCTTAATATTATTCGCAAAGAGTTGGGTATGGGGGAAATTGTTGAACAGTCGGATGCTTCTGTTAGCATTAAAGACGCTGTTGAATCTGTTCTTCAAGAAAACTCAACTGTTCCGTCTGAAAATTCTACTGAACAACCTTCTTCATCTGTTGATCTTACGGATGTTATTAAAAAACTTGATGATCTCAATTCTGCTATAAACTCATTAATTGAAATTGTTGGTGTTGTTAAGGGTGTTAATGACGCTTTGACTGCCACCAATGCGTCAATTAAAGCTCTGGAACAATCTACCAAAGATGGTTTAGTAGCTTTGGCTAACTACATTAAGTCCTTAAGACAAGCTGAGATTGAAGACAGAATTAGTTCTTCGAGTGCTGTTGAGTCTCAGGTTGTCAAGGAGTTGAACGTTACCAAAGCTAAGTCCGATTCAGGAAGTTTGTTTAAACTTCCCCCTCACGCACCAGGAATGTCGTAAATATTATTTTAACAGAAGAGGTTTTACAATGATTAAAGGTTCAGAATTATATAAGGCGCTTGTGGGCGCCGGAATTGACCCGGTTCATGTGGGTGCTATTGAAAATTACCTGAAGGATGTTGTCCCTGCTCGTAATCCTTTCGATACGCGGATGTATAGCAGCAATTCCCCTTTTACAGTGGTCCAGGATGAAATAACTTCTTTGGTTATTCAAGGCGGCGGTCCTTTGGTTAATTGGTTACCTATGCGTTCAATCAAAGATCGCTATCAGGTCGTTAGTCACTTGGATTATGTTACACCTCAGGGTTTTACTGGTCGAGAAACGTACCCTGAGTGGCTGAGAAGTATTGAAATTGGTGAGTGTGGTTATGGTCCTTCGACCACTTTCTCCGGTTTTAGTTATCAGCAAAGTGGTGCTACGATGTCGTGGAAGACTAGTACCATGAAGCCCTATGAAGACGGTGGCATGTCGTACTATGAGAAGATGCCTGTTTACACCGTTCGTGGAATTGGTCAACAAATGATTTCTGACGATCGTACTTGGGCTATTGCTCGTGTCTTAATGGCTGCTGAGACTCACGTGGATTATGTTGTTCGTTCGGGTGACATTAACAACAGTCAAATGGAGTGGGACGGTTTAGATCAGATAATCCGTCCAGGTTACGTCGCCAGTCGTGTTATTGGTAGTGGTAGTCCCACTTGGGCCGACCCCATTGTTGTTAATGGCGCTACTTTGAGCGTGGCTCAAGTCATCGAAGCTATTCGCGTTATTGCTCGTCGTATTATTCGTCGCGCTCAGGCTCGTAATTGGCAAATTGCTAATGGTGACATGGTTGTCTTTATGCCCCAAGCTATGTGGGATGTTCTGGCTGAACATGTTGCTGCTGGTGCTATGGACAATTTCATCAACAAAAGTGCGGCTTATGGTTTTAATGGTCAGATTAGTGCTAGTGAGTATCGTGAGGCTTACGAACAGACGCGCACAGGTGGACCTTTTGGCACTGGATCACTGCGCATTGATGGTCGTGACATCCCTGTTTTGACGGATGTTAATTATGGTGCAAGTCGTGATGTGGCTAGTGCTACGAATGAGGGTGTTCTGGGTGACATCTTTATCTTGGTTCGCAGAGCCGGTGGTATGACGTTATTAGAGCAGCAGTATGTGAACTGGAATGAGTTGAATTATCCCGCGCTCAACGAAACCACTATTAATCTTCAAAACGGACTAGTGCGTGCTGGCTGGGTTACGGAAGCGAATAAATGTTTCTACTATTATGTTGAAATGGCTGGTCGCGTTGTTTGTACGATGCTCCCGTTACAGGCTCGTATTAACAATGTGTTTGTTCCCATGGCCAACTACGACAAGGTTGAAGCCGGCGCTTTCTATGCTCAAGATTACTATGCTTTTAACGGTCGTCGTGGTGGTAACGGTATTGACTTGTTAATTCCTTAATTTTATTATATAATAGTGGGGTAGTTAAATACTACTCCACTTAATCAAAGGTGTAAAGATGACAGAGCAACTTTCGGGGTTTGTACAACCTGGTTCTCCTTTGAACAACTCAGTTAATCAAAAAGTTAGACTTTATTTTGTCGGCGTTGAGTGGGTTGCCGCTAACGGGGGTAAAGACATAACGATCTACGCTAAAGATGCTGCTTGGACGATGCCTCCTCTTGGTGATTACATTGAAGTAAGTCCAGTAATTGCCAAAGATTTGGTATTCAAGAGTCGTTGGAATGGTGCTTTTACGCTTGTTCCGGCTCAGGAAGGTGGGGAGCGCATTGCACAAGCCATTAAGGCCGCTATTGCCCGTGATGGTGTGGCTACAACTGAAACAATTCGTTCTGCGCAGCTTGCGTCGATTGTTGATACGTTGGATGAAAAAGCTCTCGAGGAAGCCCTCACGGCTAAGCGTAGCAAAAGCAAGAGACCGTCTATTAAACTAACATCTGAGGTGGAATAATGGCTACTACGATTAACAATGCTACTTTTGATGCAGCCCTTGCCGCGATTCCAGCGCCTTACGGACCCTTGACGCGCACGGGCACTACTACTAACTTGGAAACTGGCACTCGTCCTGCCACTAATAGCGATGTTCGCTACCATGTTAAGAGCGCTGCTGGTTATGATGTTTACATTAGTTATGAAGAACTGGCTTCATCTGCTAAGTACATGCCTATTTTGAAAGAAGCTCATGGTGTTCGTTCGGTTATTGCCGATCTTAAGACGTATATTAACGCTCTTGATCAGGCGTTAGACACTGTGACCAATCCTCTTACTTTATCTGAAATCGAAATTCAAGCTATCTTACGTTTGTTCCAAGCGTTTCCTCACATCCTTACTATGTTACCGTTTCAAGCTTTTTACGAGACAGGGACTAAGGATCCTTTAGTTGCGGACTGTTCGGTGACTGTGAACAACACGACGCGCACTGTGACGTTTACTAACACGACTGTTGGGGATGTTACTGCTTATTTGTGGTCGTTTGGTGATGGTGATTTGAGTCTTGAGAAGACTCCTCCTGCGAAAGTGTATGGGGGTAGTGGTCCAGGTTCTTTCACAGTTCGTTTGTTGGCTGTTGGTCCTCGTGGCATTAGTACGGATACCGCTACTGTCACATTTACTTAGTAAATATTTTATTATTACTTAATATTTTGGTGAGGTTTGGATATGGGCAGTTGTTCGAAGTGTGGTAAAAAACAGTTATACCCAATTTACGGCAGTCATTCCTCTCCCGGTTTGCATGAACCGACTGCCCTTATCCAATTCCGTTACACTTTTACTATGGATATTGATGGTGTTCCTACTAATTTTTACGCCTCTTCTGTGCAATATTTGACTTACTCTCTTATAGTTACTATAGCCAATATAGACCCTGAAGTTATTATATTTAAAAACCCTTCTGATAAGGCGACTTTTCTTATCGTTAACCCTTCCTTGAAGGATATCATAAAATGACTGATTTCTTTTTCTTTTTTGTGGTTTCATCTTTTTGTGTATACTATATAAGTCATGTTCTTTTACTGGAAGAGAAAGAAAGTCATTTTGGTCCGTTTCCTTCTTCTAGAATTAAAGTTAAGTGGGTTACGTTTACAAGTGGTAAACCAGTTATCAGAGAGTATCAAGCTACTTTGTTCGACAGAATTAGATTTTTGTTCGGCTTATACAGAGTCGAAATTGATCCGGTTGATTGCGATGATGCTGATCCATCTGCTTTTGATTTGTGCAAAGAAGGTTATTTAAGAGTCTGGGTTGTAAGATCAGAGCGCGAAGAAGTTTGGACTTGTCCTGTATGTCTAAGTGGATGGTTGTCTCTTGTATCGATGGTCATTTCTTTCCCACTGTTTTCCAATTTTCCGTTGTCCTTACTTTTATGGCTCGCTATAGCGGGTGGGTCAGCTTTTCTGCACAACGTATCGGGTCGATCTGATTTATCTTATGTAATTGAAGATGGTGGAGAAACTCATGACGCTGGCACGTCAGTCTGATTTACTCAATTTTCACACCCAAGACACTTTAGATGAAACTATAAATACGTTACCTTTAAGCTTTATTGATTTTTCATTCGTTAGTGGAACTAAAGGGTCTTTGTATGGTGTAAAAGTTGATTCTAATAGATCTGAAGATACGCCATTTTTAGTCAACGAGTGTTTACGCAAGGGTGTAATACGTACACTTGTGTCTGTGTGTTCTGAAGCTGAATCTAAAATAGGTTACATGCTAAGCGACAGATACCTTACTTATACTTTACCTTTGCCAAACGCTCACCGTTTTATGCTTCCTTACCCGGGTGTCGAGAAAGTAGAAGTTAAACGCACGTGGGTTGACGTTGCTACTTATCCAGTAAATTATTACGTCTTGGAAAATATTATACCAATATACGAAAATGGTAGTTATTATGTTGAAGTTCCTATTGCTTCTGTGTCTAACCCAGATTTGGTGTATTTAAGGAATTCTGTCGATAATGGTACTTATGAAGTCAACAGACAGATTAGTAATTACCCTTCAAAGACTAATGACGGATTGAAGTGGAAGATTTATATTCACCCTAAATCACGAGTGTACGAAACAGGTGAAACTATTAACGTACAACATCGTGATTATGTTGTTTGGACAGTTCCTAAACCTACTGGGTTACCACCAAATGCAAACCTTCATCCCGTATACCCGGGTACTCATCAGTGGGTTCCTCAAGCCAAACCTATGGTGGATACGGGGACGCATTTGATTTTTACTTTGTACGTGTGGCCTTTGGTAAATCCTGAATTTTTAGAAGGACCTGTGGATCTTTATCAAGCTAATGCGCAGTTTTATAAGATGTTCCAAAATCTTACTCTTGCTTATTGGGTAGAAGAGGATGCTAAAATTGAATTTGTCGTTTTTGACGGGACAGACGAGAAAGTATATAGCTATGATCCTTTGAACACGACAACCCCTCATGCCAATGTTAACTTAGTTAACTCGGAAGTCGGTATTTGTAATCTTGGTTTGACTGACGCACTTATTCGACAAATAAATAGAGATTTTCCAGAGACACTTAAATATCAGCCTAATCAAATATTTATACGTTTGCATTATAAGGTGTCTCCTAAGGCTCTAAGTAACAAACTTAGGAGTCAAATAACTAGTGTTTTAAACGCGATTGCGGAGAAAGTAGCCGCTGATCTCCCCACAGTAGACTGTGGTTGTGATACGGATACTGGTTTTATTGCTGTTAATAAACGCACGTATGGCAAAGCTTACTTGAACCCAGCAACAGGTGTGGAAGTGTATCAATCAGAATTTGGTACTGCTCACGGTGTTGTATCTTTTAATAGAACTATGAACACAGTGTATTGTTATACTACGCCGGTTATTGTTGGAGTTAGATTTCCTTATGATTCTAATGTTGAAAGAAGAGTTCCTTATATCCCAGATTATCGATTTATGGGGGTTAAATAATGAAATCTAAATACGATAAACCTCATAAAGATTATATTGAGGATTCACAAATGTTTGAAAAAGATGAGTTGTATTCAGTAGAGACGGAACAAAAACCTCTTATCGTTAAGATGTATGATAAACGTCCCATAAACGAGTATGCTGTTGTCGTAGATCAATTAGGAAACTACTATTTGGCTAAGCCTTTTCCTGATTACGTCAATTTTTCTGAAACTATCGTTGTATTAGAGTATATCAGACTACCTTTGATGTTTGATGTAGAAGAGAAAATTAAGCCTTCTAAACTACGTAATTTTCGGCTCTCTTTGTGGCAGAAGTGGGCCGTTAATGAAAGTATAACTGAAGAAGAAATAGCTGATTTGTTAGTACAATTTGGAGATTAAACAATGACTACATCTGTAAAGTTTGGTCCTAGAAATGGTATTGATTCTAAAGATTATATCCCTTATATGCAAGGTCCTGATGGGCCTACGAGCAAGCCCGTTTCGTTGTTGGGTCACAGCTTCACTGCTCCCAACTCGAACCTAACTGACGCCGTGACTTTCACGGACGTTGAGATTTACAAAGGTCAAGTTCGTACTGTGAGCCGCGTCAAACGAGCCGCTTACGAAACTAGTCGTACTTACACTATCGGTTTTCCTTCGTCCTTGTGGACGCCCGCTATGGAACGTGCTAACAATACGGGTTGTAAGACTACTTTCTTCTTGAAGTATAATTGCGCAGAAGATCCGATTTACAATCACTTTGATGTGTTCCCTGATGCTACGATGAACCCTCCTGTGGAGGCTGAAGATATTGTTACGAACGGTGATGAAACCAATATCATCACTGCGACGAGTGAAATTCAAGTTCCCAAGAAGCTGAGAGGCTGGGCTTTAGGATACGAGGTCATCTACGATGCGGGTACTGCCGCAATTAATGCAATCGCTTTCAGAACTGCTGAATGCGAGATGTGTTCGGAAGCGGGAGCTTTAGCTCTTGTTGCAGTTGGTGGTAATGGTACAGCTGCCCCTGCTGTTTGGTCGACTAAAGATCGTTTTTCGAGCGTTACTACTCCTGCTCTGACTGGCTCGACGGCTGGTGATGTGGCTAAAGCTGTTTGGACGAGAGGTGATAATATTGTTGTCTCGACTTACACTGGACTTTCTCTGACTGCCGCTACCGCCGGTGGTTTGTATGTTAGTGTGGACGGAGGTGCTACCTTCAGTAAGATCAGCAATGTCACAGATGTTATTGCTGACATTTTTGAAGCGTCGGGTATGTTGTTTGCTATTGGTAAGAACTCGACTGGTTCAGCTGTCATTTGGACTAGCGACAACAACGGCCAAAGTTGGACTTCGGTTACTTCGACCGCTCTTCCTGCGTCTACCATTTTGAAGAGTGGTAGTTATGACCCCGAGACTGGTCGTCTATATTTTGTTGGTGGCACTAAGTTGCTGGTCGGTAAAATGATTGGTATGAGTCTAACTCTCAGCGATATTAGCAGTTCTCTGCCTACTACGGTTTCTTCTCTTAACCGTGTTTTAGTGATTGGTGGTGGCGAGCTTGTTATTGGGGGTGATTCTGGTTATTTGGTGACGAGCCGTGACAGCGCTAACACCTTCATTAGACTAAGTGTTGGTTCTGCTAACATTACGGGTATTGCCGGTAACCAATATCGTTTAGTTGTTGCTGCTGGCAACACCCTTTATGAACGTACTATTATGACGGATAACGATTTTCGTCGTATTAATCTTCAAAATGGTCAAACGATTACTGGGAATTATAATCATGTTGTTATGGCTCCAGATGATGATTTTAATCGTTATGCTGCCGTAACTACATCCGGGGAAGTCGTTTTCGGCAAACCTTTTTATCCGAATGCTTAACATTGATAAGCCCCGGGTTTAACCCGGGGCTAATAATAGGGGGGACTTTATGAGACGTTTATTTGCAACTATAGTTTTGCTGTTCGTATCGGCTTGTCAGCCAGTAATTTTAGTGGCAACTCCTACGCCTACTTTTACTCCTGTAGCTACCAATACTCCTTTTATCATTACGGCTACCCCAGCCCCCACTAGCACGCCAACAATCAACCCCACTCCTACACAAGAATTACCAACAATTACACCTACAATCAGCACTAATTCGTTTCGCAACACACCTTATTCTTGTGCTGGTTTTGAGGGTATGGTTCTTGCGGGTGGCACAAAAAACTATGAAAAGTGTGTATTTTATGATTATGGTGAATTCATAGGACCTGTAACTTCTTACTTATACAACAATCGACAGATATCCGCACCTTATGGGTTTAACGCCGTTTATACAAATCCAACGGATGTTTTCTGTTCTGGAGAAGATACTGGTAGAGTCGTTTGTGATTTTAATTTTAGTTATTATACGGGTAGGATTGGTTATTCTAATTACGTATATCTTAATAAAAACCGAAATCACTTCATCAAGATTTATTGGTCTGCCTTTCTTACGGATAATGAAGAAGAGTATAATGAAAATTCTTTGAATATGGAGGTTAGGTTTGGTAATAAGGTTGTAACCACACCTATCCATCTTGCTAAAGCGTTTTCTAAGCGCATAGGTTCCGGGGAACAAGTGTGGGTTTTTAGAACTGAACAAGATGGTCGTTATGACTTTACTGTTCAGTGGTATTTGCCTTATGCGATATTTGATGGTAATTCGTCGGCCCAAATTAGTGCTATTAAAGTGTTCGCCGCAGATCCTTTCTACCACGAGAATAAAGACGCCCAAGTTGTGCTAGTTAAGCCTAATTAGGCGCACAGAAAGTTTTGTGGTTAACTCAATGTTTAATAAGGATCTACCTACTTTTAACAGTATGAATATCGCTCATTTTGTAGCTTCGCTCACTCGTGGAGCTGGAGAGCTTCTCGCCATGCAAAAGTTGTGGAAGGAAAGCGGGGACTCTCGTCAACCTTTTGAAAATGTGCTTATTACCCCACTTTTTACACCACCTTCGGGGTTTAAGCTTATTCGTGACTGGAAAGAGCAAGGTATCATTAAAAAACTTTATTTTGATAGCGGTGGTTTTTATGTGCAGATGGGTAAAATAAGTTACAGTGACCTTTATTACCCTTTACTTAATTTGTACCTACGTGAAAATTGGGCTGATTATTATGTTTTACCAGATAACGTGCCTATTAGTAGTGACAGAAGTGAAAACATTTGGGCAAAAATTCAAGATACTGTACATCAAAGCGCAAAATTTTTTAGGGATTTACCCGACGAACTCCAAGAGCGTGCAATGCCAGTAATTCATGGGTTTAATCATGATCAAGTTGAGTACTGTCTTGAAAACCACCTCAAGTTAAACACAATTTATTTGGGTTTTGGTGGTTTTGAGACGAGTGGTAGTAAAAACGCAAGTAACAAGCTTTCTACAAATGTATATCAAAATATTAAATATATAACAACTAATTTAGTTGAGAGGGGTGCCCGTCTTCATACTTTTGGGGTGGGTACACCTCCCGTTGTATATGCTTTGTCCCTCGCAAATGTTTTCAGTTTTGACTCGGTAGGGTGGATGAAGACAGCAGGTTTTGGCAAAGTCTTTTTACCGTTTGTGCGTGCTTACAACATTACTTACTATGACTCATCCGCGACAACCTTAAC